TATGTTAAGTAATTCTATAGTAAATGGGAGTAAGAATGGAAATGAATTTTATGATCTTGTGATGAATGCAGATAACGTCAAACTTATCTTTTTAACGGCTACACCAATAGTGAACTCACCATTCGAATTGGCTCCAATATTAAACATGTGTGTTGGTAAGATTAAAAAACAGTCAACAGAATTTGTAAAAAATAGGAAAAAAAATTATTATACAATATTACCAGAATATTATTCAGATTTTATGAAATTTTTTGTAGATGAAAAAAATAACACAATTATAAATAAAGATCATTTTCAAAATAGAATTTTTGGATTAGTATCATACTATGGTGAATTATATAAAGAGAAGAAAGAAGATTTTAAACTTGAGTTAAAAAAAACTAAAAAGAAAGAAAACTTTCCTGATAGATTACCAATTAAAGTTATTAAGGTTAACATGTCATTAGAACAGAATGTTGAATATTCTAAATTTAGAGATAAAGAGAAATATGAAGCATCTAGAAGTTTTAAAGGTGGAGCAATTTTTAAGGAGAAGTTTTCAACATCTTCAAGTTATAGAATTAGATCTCGCCAAATTAGTAATGTATATATTAATGAGAATAAAGAATTTGATATACAAGATTTAGATATATATTCACCTAAATTAAAAAAGATGTATGACATTATTAAAAATTGCCATAAAAAACAATTAGGTCTTATTTATTCAACATTTTTAAATTCTGGATTAGATTATATGGCAAAAATATTAGACCATCATAATTATTCACAATTTAATAATGATATAGATATAACAAAAGGTGATTCAAATATTGAACCTAAATTAAGATATGCAATGTTTACTGGTAAGATTGACATTACTATAAGAAATTATATAGTTAATATATATAATAGTCCTAATAATAAAAATGGGGAATTAATACAATTATTATTAATTAGTTCAACTGGTGAAAAGGGTATTAATTTAAAAAGAGTAAGACATGTTCATATTATGGAACCACAATGGAGTTATACTACATTAGAACAAGTAATGGGACGAGCAATAAGATATAATAGTCATCATGATTTAATACCAGCTAACCAGAATGTGCAAATATATATATATATAAGTGAATATAATACTGAATTTTTAACTAAAGAAAAAGAAAAACAAAAATTGTTAAAAGAAAAGTCAAACAAAAAAATAGAAAAAATAGAAGATACGACTGATAAAACATTATTATTTAGATCTATTAGAAATAAAGAATTAAATGATAAATTTCTAAAAATATTGGCAACTGTGTCTATAGACTGTACTATGTTTAATAAAGGTTATAATTTTGATTGTTACAATTGTAAACAAACAAATGAAAAATTATATTATGAGGATATTGATATTGATATTAATTTACCAAATAAATGTATACAATCTGAAAAAAGTATAACAGCGGAAGAAGTAATAATTAACGGTGAAGAATATTACTTTACAAATGAAAATGACATTCTTACTGTATATCAAAAAAATGAAACTAATGATAATTATTTTAAAATTAATGATAAAAAAATAATTGATTCTATTAAAAAGAATATTAAATAATTAATTATGGTATTTAAATATTATTTCTAATGGTAGAACATTAATATGGGAAATATCTATTTGTTCAAGGTTATTTTTTTTATAATCAAATTTATAAAATGAAAATGTCAATTTTGACATTGCTAATGATGTTTTTTGATAACTTAAATTATATTTATTTAATGGTTCAATTATTATACTTCCACCATTATCTATACTTGTATTACATACAAAGTGAAATTTATCATCATCATTTTGTTTTAATTCGTGACATAAAATATATAGTTTTGATAAATTTGAATCAACAAGGTCATAAGTTTTAAATTTAATTATTTCCATACTATCTATAAATTTTGATGATATGTCACTTACTACTTTTGTATCTTTATCTAACTTATATATTAATTTATATTTATTATGTTTATTTGTAAATTCTGTTAATAATAAATAATCGTATAAATAATTATTACCACTCATTGTTTTATATTTTATATTAGAATAATAACAACTATTTAATATAAAATTGAATTATTATTTATAATTAAATAATAATAATAAATATGTCTATTAATTTTGCAGAAGAAGAGTTAAATACATTAAATTATTGGAAAAAATATGATATTTTTAATAAAACATTAAAGATAGCAGAAAATAAACCAAAGTTTACATTTCTTGATGGACCACCGTTCGCGACTGGTTTACCACATTATGGACATATATTAGCTGGAACAATTAAAGATATTATTACGAGATATAAATCTCAAACTGGATATTACGTAGAACGTAAATTTGGATTTGATACACATGGTTTACCTGTTGAATTTGAAATTAACAAGAAATTAAATATTTATACTAAAGAAGAAATTTTAAAATATGGAATTAAAAATTATAATAACGAATGTAGAAAGATTATCAACAAATATACACATGAGTGGAAATATACAATTGAAAGATCTGGAAGATTTGTAGATATGGAAAATGGATATAAAACTATGGATATATCATATATGGAAACAGTATGGTCTGTATTTCAAAAATTATTTAACAAAGGTTTGGTATATAAGGGTTATAAGGTTATGCCTTATTCAACATCATGTAATACACCATTGTCAAACTTTGAAGCAAATTTGGATTATAGAGATGTAAACGATCCATATATTATAATTAGTTTTCCACTAGTAGAAGATAATGAAACATCATTAATAGTATTTACTACAACACCATGGACATTATTGTCTAATATGGCATTATGTATAAATATTAATCTAACATATATTAAAATCAAAGATATTAAATCAAATAAGAAATATATTATATGTAATACACGATTATGTGAGTTATATCCTAAGATAAATAAGAAGAATTATGTAAATACCGATTATGAATTGTTATATACATATAACAACGATGAATTGATTGGTAAATATTATAAACCTATGTATAATTGTTTAACAGAATTTGAAAACATATATAGAATTGTAGAAGATAACTATGTATCTGACAAAACTGGGACCGGCATAGTTCATCTTGCTCCATCATATGGTGAAGATGATTATAGAGTATGTATAAAAAATAAATTAATACATAATACAAATGTTCCAAATTTAGTTGATGATAATGGAAAATTTAATAGTGATATTAAATTTTTAAAGAATAAATATATTAAAGATGCAGATAAAATTATTTGTGATGATATTAAAAAAATGGATAGAATGATTATTAAAAAAACTATTAATCATAGTTATCCATATTGTTATAGATCTGGAACACCATTGATTTATAAAAGTGTGACCAGTTGGTTTATTAATGTTGAAAAAATTAAAGATGATTTAGTTAATAATAATAAAAAAACATATTGGGTACCAAACCATGTTAAAGAAAATAGATTTAATAATTGGTTAGAAAATGCAAGAGATTGGAATGTATCAAGAACTCGTTATTGGGGCACTCCACTACCTATATGGGCAAGTGAAGATTATAGTGAAATTATATGTATTGGTTCTATTAAAGAATTAGAAGAATTATCGGGGATTAGTAATATTAATGATTTACATAGAGATTTTATAGATGATATTACTATTCAATCAAAGACTGGAAATATATTAAGAAGAATTGAAGAAGTGTTTGACTGTTGGTTTGAAAGTGGATGTGCACCATATAAAAAAGACACAATAATGACTAAAGAACCAGTTGATTTTATTGCAGAAGGCCTTGATCAAACACGTGGTTGGTATTATACATTAATGGTGCTATCAACAGCATTAAATAATAAACCAGCATTTAAAAATGTAATAGTAAACGGTATGGTATTAGCAAATGATGGAAAGAAAATGAGCAAAAGTTTAAAAAATTATCCAGAAGTAAATACAATATTTGATGAATGTGGCGCAGATGCATTGCGATTATATTTAATAAATTCTCCTGCTGTAAAAGCAGAACCTGTAAAGTTTGACAAAGATGCAGTACATGATATGAATAAAACCATATCAATATTATTATATAATTCATTAAAATATTTATTACAAAATATTGAAAAATATGAAAATACACAAAAATATATTCCAAATATTAGTTATCAATCGGATAATATTATGGACAAATGGTTATTATCTGAATTAAAATTATTATCTATTAATATTAAAAAAGATATGGATTTATACTATTTACATAATATTGTATCTTATATTGTTAAATTTATTAAAAATTTAAATAATTGGTATATTAGAATGAATAAAGATAGATTTAAAGTTTGTGAAAAAGTAGCAATTGATACTTTATATACAGTAATATATGATTTATCAATTATAATTTCACCATTTATGCCATTTTTAAGTGAATATATATACCAAAAAGTTAAAGAATATTATCCACATACTGTAGATAATTTAGAAAGTGTGCATTTATTAATGTTACCAAAATATGACGATTGTATAAATATGAATAAAGAATTAACAAAATCGTTTGAACTATTTCAAAATATTATTGAAAGTGGTAGAATAATTAGATTCAGAAAAGAAATTTCAATTAAAATCCCATTAAGAGAATTAATACTAGTATTGGAAAGTAATTCTATATTAGATCAATTGATATATTATATTCAAAAAGAATTAAATATTATTAATGTTATATTTACAAATGAATATAAATTATGGAACAAATTTAATGTAAGCCCTAATATGAATATATTAGGTAAAAAATATGGTTCTAAAATAAAACAATTAAAACAACAAATTCAATTAATGGATAATTTACAAATTGACAATTATATTAAAAATAAATATATAACAATTGGTGATAATATACTAATAGAAAATGAATTATTAATTACAAATGAATTTATTGGAGATTGTGATATATATGATGCAGAAATAACTGTTGATAATACAATGGTGATTTTAAATTATATATTAGATGATGAATTAATAGAAGATGGTTTTATTAGAAAGGTAGTAAGTAATATTCAAAAATTGAGAAGAGATATGAAATTAATAGAAAGTGATGAAATTAATATTTATTATAATACAGAAATTAATAATATATTAATTAAAAAAAATATAAAAAAGTTTAAACAATTATTACAAATGAATTTTGATGATATTAATAATCAGATATTATTAATTCATAGTAGATTTATTGCAAAAAAAATATATAATATAGATAATGATGAAATTACAATATATTTATATAGAAAATGATTTATTCATATTTAGATGAATAAATTAATTTATTTTTTTTTAATTCTTCCAATTTTCTATTTTTGTTAGAAAAATATATATTATTTAAATTTATTTTATTATAATTTATATAAATATATCGAGCACATTGCATACATGGTTTTGAAGTTCCTATTTTTCCAGTTTTGGAAATCTTTAAAATAATCATCATTTTTTTATTATTCTTTAATTTTTTATTTTTATACAATTCATTCATTTTTTTAAACTTTAGATATTTATTAATTGTATTAACTTCACTATGAATATTATTTTGATACGATTTTAAACAATTATTAAAATTATAAGTTAATATTTTATTATCTACACTATCTATTAAAAATGTAATATGGTTAAATTTAAATGTACTATTTGTCATGTATATATATATATCATTAATAATATTGTCAGAAACAAGAATTAACTTTTCAGATAATAATGATGTTAAATCTTGCAAATTTAACATAATATAATAATTAATTAATATAAATTCAATTTTAAATAATAATCATTATTTGTATATTTATATAAAAAAATATATTTAAATTTAAATTATATTTGGTAAATTTATTAATACTGGACCAGGTCTTTCATTATTAGCTAAATTAAAAGCTATATTTATAATTTTTTCAGAATTTCTACTATGTTCATAAAGTGAATAACTCCATTTGGTTGATTCTTTTGTAATATCAATTATACTTTTATCATTTATCAATGATGGCAAACATGTAAATATAACCATTGGTATTTCTTCTAGTAGTGCTGTATGTATCAATTTATTAGTTTTAAACAAATCAACAGGTTCTGTTATAATAAAAACTGATGTATTTTTTGTATTTTGTGAATATAATTGTGAATTATAACATAAATAACTATTGTAATTAGATAAAATAAAATTATAATTTTTATTTTTATATATATTTCCTAAAACCGGTAAATTAGAACATTTATTATTTGTAAATATAGTTGTTACTTTAAATTTTGTTAATGAATTATTTAATATATTTTTCAACATTTTTTATTTATAATTATACTATTATTTTAATCATTTTTTTAATTACTATTCATAAATCATATCATCTAAAGACCCTCCTGGTTTAACCATAGGAAGGCATTTTTCATTTTTATCAACAACAAACTCTGCTAAAATAGGACCATCATTATATTTAATAAATTCATTCATTTTTTTTGATAAACTTTTTTTATTAGTACATTTAATATATTTCCACCCCATGGATTTTGCTAATAATTTAAAATCTGGATTATCTAATTTTGTATGTGAATGACGTTGATTATAAAATTCATTTTGCCATTGTGAAACCATCCCTAGTAATTCATTATTTAATAATAATACTTTAACATTAATATTATATGTGGAAGCTGTTTTCATTTCTTGTAATGTCATACAAAAACTACCATCTCCATCAATATCAACTACCATAGAATTAGGATTTGCTAATTTAGCACCTATTGCTGCCGGAAGTCCAAAGCCCATCGTTCCTAAAGAACCAGAAGTAATCATAGTATTAGGCTTGGTCCATTTTAAATACTTACAGGATGACATTTGGTGTACACCAACCCCCGTAGTAACAATTACATTATTTAAATTATTAGTTTGTTTATTAAACTCTTGTAATACTAATTGTTGTTTTAATATTTTAGATTTATTATTATCATTGTTAATTGTAAAAGGGTATTGAATCTTCCACTCTAATATTTTATCATTCCAATCTATTCTACTATTTCTTTTAATATATGGTAATAACTTTTGTAAATTAATTTTAGCATCACCTATAACTGAAATTGATGGCAAAATAGTTTTACCAATTTGTTTAGGTTCAATTTCAAATTGAATAATACCATTGTTTTCTCTAGCCACTGGTGCAAATTTTGAAATAACACCAGTGGCTCTATCATCAAATCTTGCCCCAATACTAATAATTACATCAGCTTCTTGCATTGCTTTATTTGCATAAACAGAACCATGCATACCCAACATACGTAAACTTAATTTATGTGTTTCATCAAAAGTTCCTAACCCTTGTAATGTAGTTGTAACTGGAATATTTGATTTAATAGCAAATTCTCTTACTTCTTTGTATGCATCTAATGAACCTTGTCCTGCATATATAACTGGTTTTTTTGCATTATTAATTTTATTAATCAACTCCAAATGTGCTGTTTCATAATCTATATGTTGTAATAAATCATCTGTATCTTTAATTATATAATTAGAATTTTTAAATATATTAAGTTCATTATAATTATTAAATACAACATTCATATTATGTTTGATAACATTAACTGATATATCTTTTGGAATTTCAATTAAAACTGGACCAGGTCTTCCAGAAGTTGAAATATCATATGCCTTTTTCATAATACTTTCTATTTCTCCTGTTTTAGTAATACTATGATTCCATTTAGTACAAGATTTTGTAATATCTATAATATTTGCCTCTTGGAACGCATCTGTGCCAATTAAATTTGTAGCCACTTGTCCGGCAAATACAATTAATGGAGTTCCATCCATTAAAGCATCTTGTAAAGGTGTTACAATATTGGTTGCACCCGGGCCAGAAGTTACAATTACTATTCCAGGTTCTTTAGTAACTCTTGCATACCCTTGTGCCATATGGCCTGCATTTTGTTCATGTTTAGTTAAAATAAATTTAAACTTATTATTTTTATATATAGCATCAAATATAGGCAATACAGCACCACCAGGGTATCCAAATACAGTTTTTACTTTTAACTTAGATAAAGTATTATTAAATATTTCAGCACCACTTAAGTTTTTATAACAATCATTAAAATCTTTAATTATATTAGAAATCAAAAATTGTTCTTTTCTTTGTAAATTACTTAAACTTAAATTTAAATTACTTAATCCCAATTTAGGTTTAATATAATGTTTTAAATTTACTTTATGTAAATATGATTTTAACATAATTATATAGAATAAATTTTAATAATATTTAATATTATCTTATATACTGTTATATATTTATTATTTAATATAAAAAAATAAATTATTATTAATTAATTTCATCATAATATAGTTTAACTACATAAAATGGATCAATTATATCCATATTAATATAAGTATCTATTTCTTCTTTTAATTTATTCAATCTTATATTCCATTGTTTTTTATTAATTATACTTAATATACCAGATTCTTTATTCATTTTCCAACAAGATGGAACCATCTTGTCTTTTATTTTATAACTATCTGGATTGAAACGAATTAATACCATTTTCTTATCATTTATATCACTCATTAATATATTAACTCTTTCTATTTCATATAATTTATCATTATAACGATGTTGGTTTTCATCAACTTCTACTATAATTACATAATCATTATATTTAAATAATATATCTGGACGTTTTGATGAACATCCACCATTAATACAATTATCAAATATTATTTCAGATGATGTATAATTAGTTTTAATAAAATTTACAACTTCTCTTTCTTTACTTCTGTAATTTCGTGTAATTTTTTCATTTGGAAAAGTAAAGAAAAAACATCTAGAACAATATCCTCTGTATCTTTTATTATGAGCTAATATAGAACATTTTTTATCTATACAAAATGCTTTAGAATTTGGTGAACAAATATAACATTGTAATAACTTTTTATTATGTTCACATACTTGGCTTCCCTTACAAGTTTTACAATTGGATTTTTGTTTTCCATGTTCACATATTTGGCTACCTTTACATATTTTACAAAAGTTTATTCTTGTATTATGTTCACATATACCCGTTCCATTACATTCTTTACAATAAAATTTTCTCCGATTATGTTTACATATTGATGCACTAGTATTACATTTTAAACAAGTTTGTTTTCGTTTATCATGTTTACAAAAACGACTTCCTCCACATTCTCTACATCCAGATTTTATTATATTATGTTTACATATACCGTTTCCAAAACATTCTTTACAAGTAGATCTAATCTTATTATGGTCACATATTGAACCACCTTTACATTCTTTACAACATGATTTACTTTTATTATGTATACATGTATTACTTTTTTTTCTACATAGTTTACAATAATTTCTCCCTTTTTCGTATTCAATTAATTCTTTTTCTAAATTACAACCTTTGCATATTTTCATTTTTATTTATTTATATATACATATAGGTAAATGTATTCTTTATATTAAAATTAATTTTTTATTAATACAACTCAAGAGGGTCATCGACTCTATAACCTATTTTTAATGGAAATTGAATTCTTTTGGATCCGAAAAATATTTCAACTATTTGTGCACCATTAGCAATAGGATTTATTAAAGTTGAGAAATCAAAATTGATAGTAATTTTTAAGTCATCAACACGAGTAACCTTATGTCCTTCTAACCTATTAAGAAAAGCCAATAGATCTACGTTTTCACTAGGATTTGTTGTTACAAAATTGACAAAATATATCAATCCTGAAGACCCCAAATAATGAGGTTCGAAGAATGTAATTTCACCAGGGTTGACACCAGCATAATCTAGTGTATCAACTATTAATCTATCTTTATCAAAAGTAATAGGTACTAATGGAGAACCAAAACTTAGTGTCATTTCTTGTAATTTAACTGGTTTTTTAAATTCATATGTTGGAAAATCAGGAGTTAATATAAGCAAATTACCAACCTGTACAGTAGAAAATATAAAATGGTATTTTCCGTTTTCGTATGTTTCAACACAATCTGATACTAATTCAAGTATAATTAATGTTACCTTTTTATAATAATTATCAGCTTTATCAGAATATGGTATATTAAACGGGGGAATGGTTAAACTAGTTACATTTTCTACATTACCAATAATGGTAATTATACCACTCCCTATTTGTTTTACTTTTGTATTAGTCAATAATGAAAATTGAAGTAAAGATCTATTTGTATTTGATGTATTTTGATATCTAGAATCTACATGAATACTAGCCTCTCTTGTTATTGAACTCTTATTAACAATTCTTGCTAAATTTACTAACCCATTATCGTCTGTTGGTATTCCACCACCAGAACTTGCAGCAGGCGCAGGTGCAGGTGCAACTTTTTTAGGTGCTGCCTTTTTTTTAGGTGCTGCTTTTGGTTTAGGTGCAGGTTTTGGACCTTTAACAGTTGAAAAGTGGTATGAATCTCCAAAATGTTCAATTTCATCTTCATCTTCATCTTCATATTCATTACCATCACTATCATAATTAGTAAATTTAGATTTTTTCTTATCTGTTTTAGGTTTTTCATTATAATCAGGTAACGGTTTACTCATTGCTTTTAAAAAATTTGTTTCACCTTTTGAGTGTTTAACTACTCCAGTTTTATCATTGATTTTCATTAATTTTGCTTTAATATCTATATCATAATCCAATGTTTCATAATGTCTTTTATACATATCTTTAATAGATGCATTTATTTTTGTTAAATCCTCGTTATATTTCTCAGACAATTGTTTAAAATTAACTTTTGGTATAAAATTCCAAACACTTTTAATTAATTTTTCATTTGTATCTTGTTTAGTATCAGTTGCAATTAATTGTAGAATTTTTGAAAAATTCTCCCTTTCTTTTATTTTTAGTTTAAGGTTATCTATTTTATTATTACCATAATCGTGTGTATCTATTCTCTTCATAATAAACTATTTGTAAAAAAATATTATTTTAATATTAATATTTATAATATATATATATTATTACTTATTATATTTTTAATTAATATTTATTTATTTTTTGATTTATTAATCATAGATAAAATATTTAGATCGTTAATACTATTGTCATCTAATTTTTTAATATTTTTTTCATTATTTTCTAATTTTTCTTTTTTTTTATTTTTAAATCTACTCTTTTTATATTGGGGATATTGTATTATATCATTTTCTATAGTTTCGTTAACATTACACCGAAATATAATGATAAATAAAAAAAAGATAAAAACTATATATTCAATACTAAATATCATTTTGTATTATAATCATATAAACATTATTTATTTAAATTAATTAAATTATTTATTTAAACTTTTTCTTCAATATCTTCAACTGTTACTTCATCTTCTCCAATAGATTCTTCTTCCACAATTTCACCTTCGTCTTCTTCATCATCGATTAAATTGAACTTTTCTTGAATAGTTTCAAATAATTGGTTAATTCTTGGATCTTTAATAGCCCCTGAATTCATGGTTTTGTTTTTATAGAACCCAACAATCTTTTTGAGCTGCATAACACATTCCATGTCTGAATCTGACGTATCCTTAGTGACATCGATTAGAAAATTTTCTATAATAATAGAGGGCGTTTTTGTGTCAATAAAATCCTTGTAGTAGTTTTCAAAATTACCAGTTAACATTTCAAGAGAATTTGAAATTTTATTAAATGCTTTTTCACATCGTGGAACAGATTTTTTAGCTTCGTTGATACTTTTAATTATAATTTCTGAAAATTTATTAATATCAATATCTGGACTTGTGATAATTTTATAAACTGAATAAGAAACTTTATATAACAAATGTAGAGTCATCATAATATATGGTTTCATTTTTAGATTTTCTTCTCTATTTAATTCTGAACTACGAAATAAGTATTTAAAATTCAAATCAGTAAATGGGAATAATAATAATTCATTACCAGGATGACTATAAATAAATCTATCAGATAATTCATTTTTTTCTCGCAAGGAACTTTTATTATCTGATAGATTTTTACACATAATTATAATTTGATTAATTACATTACAATTTTTAATTCTTTTATAAATTGGTACAATTTCACTAATAGTATAACTAGGGTTATCAAATTCTTTTTTACCACTCTTAATAAAAAATTCAATATCTTCTTTATTACCTTTAAATGAATCATCTGTTAATAACATTTTTTCTATAATTCTAATATTTAACCTAGATAATAAATCTAAAATAGTATTAACTTCACCTTTTAAATTGTTATATTTATCTAATATTACCATAGGGTCTAATGAATCTTCATTACCCATCAATTGTGAAAAAATTGCATTCAATTCATCACCACTACCGCCTAATGTTTTAGTTATAACTTTTTTTTTAGATTTTCCCATATTAATTATTAATTTTTATATAGTATTTATTATATAATAAGTATTAATTATATATTAAATATATAATTAATATTTAATATAATATATATAATTAATAAATAAATATGAGTTCTTCTCACGATTTGTCAGATATTTGTATGAATTTTAACAAATATATTAAAAAATTCATTTCAATTTTGAATGTTAGTATTTCTAACACGAGTGAATCTGATTTTTTTAACAAATCCAAACAAAAAATATTTTTAGTAATTGATCATGAACCTTTAATAATTTTACAAGAATGTGGACCATATATATATAAATATAGAGAAGATATTATTAATAAAAATCTAGAAAAATTATTCCATGAATGTGATATTGACGATGTTGGCAATTTTATTAATGGTGAGATTAAATCCGAAGATGATAAAGATTCAGATTCTATTAAAAAATTAATACATTGTTTAAAAACAGTTTGGATTAAATATTCAGAAAGTGAGAAAAAAAAAGTATATAAAATATTAACATATCTTATTTCAGAATATAGTAAATATTTATTAACAAAATCTCATTAATATTATACATCTGATAATTTATTATTATCCATCATTTTTTGCATCATCATATCATCTTTATCCATATTTTGTCTTTTCGGAGCTTGTTGCCTTTGTGTTGGAATAACATTATTATTTGTATTATCATTATTGTTATTATTTGGTTCATTTAAAGCATTTGTTGATTGTCTCAATTGTGATTTATCAATAACAACATGATCCATATTTTCTTCAATACCATCACCTTGGTTTTTAATTTCATTTAACATCCAATTATCCATATCAGCCGTTACATCCATTTTTTCTTTTTTTGTATTGTCTCGTTTAACTAAAGACATAATATAATCTTTAATGTCTTTCATATTTTTTACTTGTGCACACACTTTATTGTTATACAATATTGCAGGCAATTTGTCAACATTTAATTGAGCTAATTTGTCTATATTATCATTATCCAATTCATCATAGTTAATAGGTAATAATTTAACATAATAATTATGATTATTAATTAGTTTATAATTTTTATTCAGCCATTCAATTAAACTTGTATTATCATATAATGAATCTTCTTCGTTGCTTATGATAATATCTAAACGTTCCATATTTTTGTTTTTTTATTATATATTATAAAATAAAAATTTATATTTAAATGTATATTATATTAATATTATAAATTTAAAATTGAATTAATATATAATTAATATATATTAATATTATTTTACTAAAAAAATATGGAAGTGACTAATATCAAAATTGTTGAAAATACTATTAAATATAAGGATACTATTTTTGAATCTTTGTTAGAAGATAATAAACATTTATTTCCTGTTAATAATCATAAAACTATTTCATTTGAATTATTAAATTCAAATACAGAACTTGCCAATGCTATACGTCGAGTAATTACTAATGAACTTGAAGTTAAATTATTACAAGTAAATATTAACGACATTAAAACAGATGATAAATATATATTAAGCGATATAATAAAAGATAGAATTGAATCTATTCCTATTAATCAAAATATACCAGATGATTATATATTTAAATTAAGTATAACAAATAATACATTAGATATTCATGATGTTAATTCCAGTGATTTGTTATTAATGAATTATAAAAAAAATACAAATGAATTATTTAATCAAAATATGAAAATATGTTATTTAAATTCTAATAAGTATATTACCATTAATGATATACATGTTAATAAAAATACAGGGTTTTATAATGGTAAATATTCATTATGTACAGTTAATTATGAAATTATAAATACAGATTTTAAAATAGCATCATTAAATAATGATAATACTGATTTTAAAATGTCTATAAAAACAAATGGAAATATTGAACCAATTGAAATAATTAAATCAGTTGTTCTAAATTTAGAGAAAAGATTAAAAATAATTGAATCATATATTATTGAATATAATAAAATATATAATTCATCAGATATACAATTAGTTGATACTAATAATGTATATATTATTAAAAATTATGATTTGTTCAGTTATTATATAAATAATGAATCACATACAATTGGTAATTTATTAGTTAAATATATATATAATATAGATAACAATATAGAATTAATTAATTATAGTATTCCACACCCATCTAAACATCAAGTTATTATTAATATTAAACATACTGAACATAATTCTATTATTTTAAAATCAATTAAAAATATTATTAAAGATTTACACGTATTTCAATCATACTTTGTATAATTAATTAATTAATTTTTTATTATATAATATTTTTTTGTATATATTAATCATTATGAAAGTTTTAAATGAATTTTTATTTAATGAAAATAGTAGTGATGAAGAACCTCCAAATTATGAATGTAATATCAACAATAGTATATATATATATAATATAGACAATAAACAAATAATTATTGAAAGCAATAGTAATAATGATAGTTTAAAATTTGAAATGTTATATACAGATAAATTATGGAATCAATTTATTAATTTATATTATAATGAGACTATGTCTTTTACAACTATTTTACAATGTGAAAATGAAACAAATCTCAATAAATTATTAGATAGTAACAAATTTGTATTTTTATGTGATTTAAAAAAAATTGAAAATAGTATAAAATTGATTATTCAAAAAAAATTTACAATTAGTGAATCAAACTATGAAATGATTTAAAAAAAAATTGATTATTATATCTATATATATATAATAATGGATAATATTAATATGAATGGAAAAAAACGAGTATCGTTTGATGATAAATGTTTGTATAATAAAAAAATTAAAGTAAATAATTGTAAATTATGTAAATTAATTAACGATGAATTATTTAATAAACAAATATATAAAAATTGTGATGTTTGTAATAATTTGAATAAAAAAATAAAAAAATTTTATAATCCATTAACTAGACAACGAGCTAATACAATTTCTTTAGATATTCGTGAATTAAATAACTATATTGAAAAAAATAAATCAACGTTAAAAACACCATCTATCCAAACTGAAAACTATTATAATAAAGAAAATGATAATATATTTCCAAATACTAGACCAAGGTCTAATGCAATTTCATATAATGATGTTGATACTGTTTGCAGTTTTAATCAGTTATACATTAACTAAAAGTTATATATATTAACTAAAAGTTATATATTAACTAATTTTGTTTTTTTATAATAAAAAAATTGATTTTAATCATATTATAAATATAATATGTTTGAAAGTACATTGAAAAATAGTAATTTAATTAATAATGATGTTACATTTAAAAAAAAAATTATTATGGATAATTTGATTACTTCTTTAACTTGTCCTATTTGTATGGAATTAATTGATAAACCGATTGAAGTTAAATGTTGTAATCAAATATTTTGTCAACAATGTTTATATCATTGTATTGGTAATAAAAAACTATGTCCAATGTGTAGAACTAGTATTACTAATTATGAAAGTTATATTATTAATACAACTAGCAGTGTATTTCTTCATAAATTAATAAAAGAAGTTAAAGAATTACAGAATACATAATATAATAATAAATATAATAAAACCTATAAATATAATTTTAAATATATTTTTTTCTTTTTTTTTACTTTGTTGATAACTTATATTCTCATTAATTGGTGACAACCTATGTTTGTTAATTTGGGAAACTCTATTATATATAATATAATTCATACTATATTATACTAAATATATTATGTTTGAGTTTTTGTTATATTTGTATCTTTACTAGGTAATGGTAATATAATCATTGTATTTTTACAAAGTGATTTACCCATATAAACACATATTAATATAAATATTAATAATAAGAAGAAGTATAATATAGTATTACTAGTTTCACCACAAGAATCACAACATCCACAACCACTACCAATACAAGAATCACAACATCCACAATTACCAAAACTTTCTTTGCCACCAACAAAAGATTCTGGACAATCTTGTTTAATAGTATTAAGTGTAGAGTTATAAAATGCTGTACATTTATCATTTACAATATTTGCCCCAGTTTTACAATATTCAATATATGGATCAATAAAACTTCCTTTATTTTCTTCTTTATCTGCAATTGCAATACAAGCCGCATCATCTACGAATTTATTATCCTTTTTACAATTAATTACATCAATTCTATCTTTACTTTGTTTTAATACCGGGTCTTGTTGTGCAGTTGCATTTGAATATATATAATTACATATTTCATCTGTCGAAGCTTGTCCTTCATCATTTTCACATTTTTGAACTAATGCATTATTAAATAAACTCATATTTGTACCTTGTTTAATATAAGTTCTACAATTTGCACTATTTAAATTTGCAGGAGTTGCACAATGTGTATTTTTTGTAGCAATAATTGTAGGTGTATGTTCATCTTCTGTACGTGAATTACATTCGGTAGTAAATACTTTATCACCTTGTCCACAATGTGCATTAATAGCATTTTTATATTTTGGATAATTTGGGCCTGTTGGTAATAATGATTTATAAAAGGTATTACATTGGTCATAATTAGAATTAGTATTATAACTTCCATCTGGTATACAATATGCGTCATATAGTGGCAATAGTTCACCTTTATTTAATATAGTATTACAAGCTGCGTTTGTTCTAAAATTACCATTAACTCTACAAAAACTCTTTTTAATATCTGTATTTCTTGATGTTGCATTATATAATTTATTACAATGATTGGCTGCTGTTATTTGTGCAGCTGTTTTTCCTTTACAATCATCAATAATTTTATCCTTGTATTCTGTTAAAATTCTATCTGTAGTATCTTTTTCCAAAAGTTCAATACAGTCATTATTTTTCCAATTTGTTCCAATATTACAATAATTAGTAACTGAATCTTTTTTTGATTCAATTAAATTAACTGGAAATTCTGTAGAAAACCAACTTGCCGGCATCTTCATCCATCCACCAACACCAGATGATGATTTATATTCTATTTTAATTCTTTGTCCACCACCACCTTCTGTACTAATAATTTTAATTGGTTTTGCACCTATAGTTATATTATGTGGACCACTTTCAATCCAAGAACAACAACCACTTTTTCTTTCGAATAATTTTACATTATTTATCCAAAACTCTATAGTATCATCAACGTAATGTCTAAAAGTATAATTATCTGTTTTTGGTACATTAATTTCTCCACTAATTACAGTCATATAATGATCTGCAATAGCTACCCCAGCGCTATTTATAGGATTTGAATTATTTTCATCTAATAAGCCATATTTATAATCAGTTCGTATTAGTGTTTTATCAGTAGCTGTATTATTAAAATAAGCATATCTTAAATATCCTTGTTTAGTAAACTTTCTTGCTTTATAATCACAACCTGCTTTATAAATATTTGCATTATTGTTTGCAGAGTCACAACAATATTCATCTTGCTGACAATGTGCTTTTTGTACATCAACTTTGTCACTAGGGGTTTTAAAATTACCATGTTCATCTCTGTCACACCACTTTCTAGCAGCAATTTTTGCGTTTAAGTTCGCGTTTGATCTATTAGATGCTAATTCCATACATCTGGCATTATGGGTAAATCTTGCATCGTGGTTACACCAGTTGGCTAACCCATGGTTACAATTAGCTTTTGCACTAGCATTTCTAGCGTTATATTCTGCACCTTCACAAATATTACAAGCGCTAGATCCTCGTTGAGCAGCTGTCTTACAATTTTCTGTTTGGGAATTTTTCCAATTATTATAATCTGTTTCATATTTTTCAAAAAGTTTCCAAACAAGGTCATCCCCAGAAACATCTTCCCATATATAATTTGGTGATGCATTTTTATATCCTAATGGTGCTTCTATTGCTTTTACAAAATCTAATTTATTTGTACCTGCATTATTATTTGTATCGTATGCGTTTCTATTATTTCTATCGTCAACAACTTTCCAATCATTTGTATTAATACGATGTGATAATACTGAGTATTGGTGTTTTTCTTTATATCTATGACCTATCATATCACTTTTTGTAGAATAATAAGTTTTATTTTCCATTAAACCAAATTCTCCAACACCAGAATATTCTATAGCGCGACTATCATGTACTTTAAACCATCTTTCTTTACTATAATCACCAGTTGTTACAAATATATATTTGGGAGCATTTACAAAATCAGAGATATTATATATACCAGGTATTGAAGTTAATTTTTTACCATTATTATTATTACTAACACTTCTTATGACTTCTACACCAATTATTTGATCTGATAGAACACCCATATTTTAAATATTAATAATAAATTTTTAATATATTTAAATTAAATATAAAATTATTTATTTTTAAATATTATATTATCATAATTATTATTTTTTTTAGTATAATTATTAATAACACAATTACAAACAATAATAAATATTATGAATAATAAAAACAACATCATATTATAATTATTATCGTTTATTTTTTCTTCGTTACAGTTAGTAAAATTTTCTTTTTTTCCAATAAATTTATCTGTACATTCACTTTTATATTGTGCAAAATTATCATCATAAAATTTTTTACATTTATCATCAAAAATATTATCTTTACAATATTTAATCATTGGTTTGACAAAATCACCCTTATTATTATTAGCAATAGTTATACAATCTGTATTAGTTATAAATTTATTATCTTTTTTACATTGTTCAATATCTATTTTCTTTTTGCTTTTTGAAATAAGTGGATCATTTTTTGTATTTGCATTAGTGTACACATACGTACATAGTGGAGTATCTTTTAAATTACCATCATCTTTTTCACAATAAGATACTACAAAGTTATTAAATGTATTAATATTTCCTTTAATGTGTTCTACACAATTACCATTACCTACATTACTAGAATTTGCACAATATGATTTCATTGCATTATTATATACATCTTTATTATGAGAAGTTGAGTTATAATAATTACTACATTTATCATAATCTGACACTGGATTATAAAGACCCCCTGGTGCACAATACGCATTAAATTCATTTAACTTTTCTCTAGCTGTTAAAATACCAATACATCTAGTATCATTAATTGCATTAAGGCCATCTTTACAATAAGCTTTTCTTACGTTTGCATGTTTGACATCTGCCGGATCATTCCACATTTCTGTAACACACGCGGCTGTTAAATTTGCACTTGTATTATCTCTCCTCCAAGGTTCACATGCTCCATAACAATGTGTAACCCATCTGTTATCTGTTGCGTTTATTTTTGCATATTTATGGTGTTGACTATTAGTCCAATTATTTGTATTTAAGTATCTACTTGGTGTAGTGCAACCTTCATCTTCCCATATTTTTTGTTTACAATCTTGTGATAAAGTTGTTAATGTATCATCATTCTCCCATCGTCCACATACACCATGACAAGAATTATAATAATTGTCATCTTTACTACCACTTCTCCATTTTCCCTTATAATCCATTTGGCCATAATTTAAAGTATCACCATAAGAATTGTTACTATATATATTTTTTGTACTACATCCACGATATTCCCATAATTTTTGTCTACATTCTGTTGATAGATTTGTTTTAGTTCTATCTTTATCCCATGGTCCACATACTCCATAACAACCAATTCTATGTGCGTCGTCTTCCATTGTACTCCATAATCCATAATCGTTTGATCTATGAGAATATGTATTAGATTTATCTGAAGCTCCAATAGTACGAGTTGTAGTGCAACCTTTATCTTTCCATAATTTTTGAAGACACTCATCTGAAATATTTGTAGCATTGGGATTATTTTTCCAATATCCACAAACATCTGTTCCATAACAACCAACTTTATGTTTATCGTCATTCGTTGTTGCCCATGTACTAGCATTACTTTTTAAATAATCTTGTGTTTTACTTTTACCCCAAGTTGTATCATATGGTTGTGGTGTAGTACAACCTTTATCTCCCCATATTTTTTTAAGACAATCGTTTGATATATTTGTTGCATTAGTATTTTTATCCCAATATCCACAAGGATCATTTCCATAACATCCTAATCTATGTGTTTCATCATTCATTGTTGCCCATGCATTTGCATCATAATTTATTTGGTTTAGTGTTTTACTTTTACCCCAAGTTGTATCATATCGTTGTGGTGTAGTACAACCTTTATCCCTCCATATTTTTTCAAGACATTCATTTGATATATTCGTTTGGGTTGGATTTTTTTCCCAAAATCCACATGTTCCGTAACATTGCTTTGCTGCTCCTTTTGAATCACTTCTACTTGGTTGTGTTGCTCTACTCTTCCAAACTCCATAATCTTTTTCTTTAATAAATTTCACATCTTTATTATTATAATATGTTCCATTATAATAATCTGTTGTAGTACATCCAATATCCTTCCAAATTTCTAGTTTACAATCATTAGAAACTGGAGTTTCATCTGCATAATAATTTACACAATCTCCTTTATTTAAATATGGTGGAATTTTTGTATATACTTTATATACAAAATCATCACCACTAACATCTTTCCATACATAACCAGCATATTTATAACCAAATGGAGCATCAGGTCCATAATTTTTAAGTAACCATAATCTATTATAATCATTGTGGTCTTCAGGCGCACCGTTAGATTTTCTATAATCTTCTCTTGTATCATATGTATTATAATCATTATCATTAGTATAACCATCGAATAATGTCCATTTATTTTCAAAACGTCTACCTTTCATATCTTCATTACCATCATGGTAGCCACTATTTAACATTTGTCCGTACGTCCCATTTGAATTTTTTGTCCAATGTTCGGGTTTATTAACTTTAATCCATCGTACTTTTCCCCATTTGTCTCTTGTTGCTAATATTACTTTAGGCCAGGTGCTTTGTTTTCCTGATCTTATCTTATTAATATCTGTTTGACCAGTACCCATTTTATTCTTTATAAAATATAATTTATAAAGAATAAAATTATTATATATTAATATATAATATAATATATAATAAAAACTATTATAAAAAAATATGAGTGAATGTTGTGTTAATGATAGTATATTAACAGAAACATGTTTAACTAGTTTACCGGAAATGATTAAAAAAACAATAACTAGTTATGTTACAATGATGTCTGATTATTGTAAAGGTGATATTAATAATAGTAAATGTATTACACATATAAATGATCCATATTATGATAATTATACAGTAGAATTAAGAACATTAAAAGCAGAATCTGATAAAATAGAATTTGATAAATTAGTTAAAGAAAATAAAGAAAAAGAACAAAAAGCAAACGATGAGTTAATTATGTATGGTGGTGGCGGTTTATTTGTTTTCTTTTTAATTATAATTATGATAGTTATGACAAAATCTAAATCAAAACGTAAAATGAGATTTCCGCCTCCAAATATGCAATATATGCAACCTATATAAATTTTTAATTCTATTTAAAAATTGAAAAAATATATGATTATAAGTATCATATAATATATATTTTACATATCTTAAAAATGAGTGAAGTAAAGAAAGAAATTTATAAAAAGCTTAGTTATCGTGAACATGTGCGTTTAAGAAGCTCTATGTACCTTGGTACAACATCTCTTATTTTACAAGATTGTCTTATTGTATACGATGAAGGAGATATATTAATTTTAAAAGAAGATCTTACATATCCACCAGCATTGTATAAGATTTGTGATGAAATCATAGTTAACGCTATTGATCATATCACAAGAACAAAAACATATAAAGGTAGTAATAAATGTAATAATATTAAATGTAATTTTAATAAATTAACTGGAGAATTTAGTGTATTTAATGACGGTACAGGAATTGAAGTTTTAAAATATGAAAATGAAGATTATTATATTCCTGAATTATTATTTAGTAAAGAAATGTCTGGAAGTAATTTTGATGAAAATACAGATAGTATTATTGGAGGTTTAAATGGTTCTGGTAGTAAATTAACTAACATTATGTCAGAATATTTTATTATTGAAACAATTGATTCTATTAATAAAAAATCATATTATCAAAAATTTGAAGATGGTAATTTAGTTATTAATAAACCAATTATTAAACCATGTAAATCAAAACCTATGACAAAAATTACATTTAAACCAGAATATGAATTATTTTATAAAGAAACTGGTTACACAATGGAATTAGGTGATTTATTGGATAAGATTATAAAAACCAGAATGTATTATGCATCTATATTTTGTAAAAATTCTAATATATTTTATAATGATACAAAAATAACAATTAATAAATTAGAACAATTTGCAAAATTATTAATTCCAGATAAGACTAAATTAATATCAACAACATTGACATCAAAAACTGATGAATATGTTTGGGATATTGTTTTGGGTATAGATAATGAATATAATGATATTTCTGTTATTAATGGGATTATTGCAAAAGGTGGAACACACTTTAAATATATCCAGAAATTAATTAAAGATAATTTAAAAGCTAAGTTGGAAAAATTAATGAAAGGTAAAAATAAAATTAACACAACTGTTCTTACAGATAATTTAGTAATAATGATGACTGGTAATATTGAAAATTGCGATTGGCAAAGTCAAAGTAAAAACCAGTTAAATGTTAATATAAACCAATTTAAGAATTATAAATTTGAAGATAATATATATACAAAGATATGGAGTAAATTGAAAGATCAATTATCAGAACTTTATTTAAATAGTGAATTAAAAGATTTAGATAAAACAAATGGTAAAAAAAAGAAAAGGATTGAATCTGAGAAATTAGATGATGCTGAATATGCAGGAACATCACAAGGACATAAATGTAAACTATTTTTAACAGAAGGCGATTCAGCAAAAACATATGCAATTACTGGTTTAGGTAGTCCTGGATTAGGTAAAGAATATTATGGTGTTTTTCCACTTAAGGGAAAATGTATTTCAGAATGCACATATGTTCCACTATGGAATGGTAATATTAAATTTGCAAAAGATATACAAATTGGAGATATTATTATTGGAGATGATGGAAATAAAAGAGAAGTACTTACTTTATTTAAAGGTAATGGAAAAATGTATGAAATTAACCAAACGTTAGGTAATTCATATAAAGTAAATGGTGATCATATATTAACATTATGTATGCCAGAACATAAATCTATTTATTGGCTTAAAGATCACAAAACATGGAGAACTCTTTATTGGGATAAAACGGTAAACAATATAAAAATTAAAGAAATGAATACTTTTATTAAGGTAGAATGTAATGAATGTAAATTACTAATGAAAAACCAGTCTTTAAAACGACACTATAAAAGAAAACATAAAGATATACAATTTGAAAAATCAAAAAGTATTATAAATATGGATGACCCAAAAATCATTCAAGCATATAAAAATTTACAAGAATTTTTATTAAATATTGATGATAATAATATTATTGATATTAATATACAAGATTATTTAAAATCTACCAAACTAGTACAACTTAAATTAAAGGGTATTAGAGGTCAATGTATAAATTGGGAAGAAAAAGAAGTATTATTAGATCCATATGTTCTAGGCCTTTGGTTAGGTGATGGGGCAAAAAGTGGATATAGTTATGCGTGCGATGGAGAAAATGATTATCAAATTATAGATTATTTAAATGAATGGGGATTAAAAAACAATGCCAAATTAAAACAATCTGGAAATTATAGTTATAATTTTTCATCTATTACAAACTTTAGAAAAATGGGAGAGGCTCCATTAAAAAAGTTACTATCTAATTATGGATTAATAAATAATAAACATATACCTAGAGAATATTTAATTAATTCAAAAAATATTAGATTAAAAATATTAGCAGGTATTATTGATTCAGATGGTTATATATGTATAGACGGAACAATTGAAATTTCACAAACAACAAAACATAAACAATTAGTGGATGATATTGTATACATGTCTAGATCATTGGGATTTTATACACATATAAAACAAAAAATAACAAATTATAAATATAAAAAAACTGGAAAATACGCAGAAGCTTATATTATAAAAATATCAGGTGATGTTGAAAATATACCAACTTTATTACCACGTAAAAAACCTAAAAGTACAAGAAAATATAATAATCGATTATCAACAGGGTCTATAAAAATTAAATCAATAATAGATTGTAATTATGTAGGAATTGGTATTGATGGAAATAATAGGTTTTTAATAAATGACTTTACGGTCACACATAACTGTTTAAATGTTAGAGGAGAGTCAGCTGCAAAAATTAATAGTAATGCTGAAATTACAGAATTAAAGAAAATAATTGGATTAAAACATAATCATAAATATGAATCACTAAATGAATTACGTTATGGTGGTATTATTTGTCTTACTGACCAGGATCTAGATGGGTATCATATAAAATCATTGATTATTAATATGATTCACGCTTTTTGGCCTGAATTAATTGAATTAGGATTTATATGTTCATTTGCAACTCCAATTATAAAAATGACAAAAAATAAAAATACAATGATATTTTATACATTATCTGAATATAACGAATGGTGTAAAAATAATTCAACTTCTGGTTGGAATGTTGAATATTTTAAAGGATTGGGAACATCAGAAGATGTTGATATTTTAAAAAACTTTGAGAATTTTGATAATAAACTAATAACTTATACAAGTGATATTAATATAGATAAATCTATTAATTTAGGTTTTAATAAAAAATTAGCAGATGATCGTAAAGAGTGGTTATTAAATTATGATAAAGATAATATTATTAAACAAGTTGAAAAACAAGTTGATGTAACTGATGTAATTAATAAAGAATTAATACACTTTTCACATTATGATGTACATAGATCTATTCCCAATATAATGGATGGATTTAAACCATCACAAAGAAAAATTATATACGCTGCGTTAAATTTTATTAAAGATAATACAATAAAACAAAAAGTGTCTAATTTTGCAGGAAGATGTATTGAAAAAACAGATTATCACCATGGTAATGTTTCTATGGAAGGAACTATTATTAATATGGGGCAAAATTACATAGGTAGTAATAATTGTAATCTATTATTACCCAAAGGACAATTTGGAAGTAGACTCGAAAATGGAAAAGATGCAGCATCTTCAAGATATATATTTACAAATTATAGTGAAATAACATCTAAATTAATTAAAAAAGAAGATAATAAATTATTAAAGTATGTAGATTCTGATGGAACAATTGTTGAACCTGAATATTATATGCCAGTATTACCAATTATATTAATAAATGGTTCTATTGGTATTGGTACAGGGTTTTCAACAACAATTCATCCACATAAAGTTGAAGATATTTCAAATTATATTCTAAATAAATTAAATAACAAAAGAATTAAAAAATTTAAACCATGGTATAGAAATTTTCAAGGAACTATTACAGAAGTATCAAAAAATAAATATGATATTACTGGTAATTATGATTTCTTTGATGATAAAAAAATGATAATAATATCGGAAATTCCAACTGGTAAAAATTCATTATCTACAAAAAAATACCATTTGTTTCTAGAAAGTTTAATAATTAACAAATCGGTAACTAATAAACTTATTTTACAAAATCAATGTTTAGACGATGTTAAAGATAAAGGTACAAAAAAAAGAATATCATTTGAACTATATTTTAAATCAGACGAATATAGAAAAGTTAAACTATTGACAGAAACTGAATTATTAAATAAATTTAAACTGGTTAATACTATATCTGAATCAAATATGCATTTATTTAATAAAGATAATATTATTACAAAATATAAAACAATTTATGAAATTATAGATTATTTCATAGAAGTAAGATTAGAATATTACGTAATGAGAAAAGAATTAATGATTAAATCATTAGAATTGGATTTATTAGTATTATTAAATAAAGTAAGGTTTATTAAAGGTATTATTGATAAAACAATTAAAATTATGAATATTAAAAAAGGTAAAGTATATTTACAATTAGAACAGATGAGATTTTATAAATATAAAGATAATTATGATTATTTAATTAATATGTCAATTGGAACATTAACATATGAAAGAGTAATTAAATTAGAAGATGAATATAAAAATAAAGAAGCTGAATTAGGTATATTGAGAAATACAGAAGTTAAAGAATTATGGATCAATGATATTAATGATGTATTAATTGAGAATAAAAGGTATAATAATACTGAATTGTAAATAATAAATATTATTTATAATATTTTTTTTTATTATTAAAAAAAAAATAAATTAATTAATTGTATTTATAAATTTTCGATATAATTATCTTGTTTTTTATGAAAACTTTCAATTTCTGCTAATAAATCATAACCTTTTGAAACCATAGGATTATTTTTTTGTTCACTAACACAATTATCATCTAAAATTTTAACATTTTTATTGGGTTTTATTTTAATATTTTTACAATAATAATTATTATACATTAAAACCCCAATGATAAAAATCAATAAAACAATAACAATATAAAATGTATTATTATTTAATTCTAAATATGAAACTTGCTCTTTAGTTGGTATTTCGTTTTCCATTTTTTATAACTTAAAAAAAAATTATTTATTTTACAATATATTATATTAATATTATATTTCTTTAAATTAATAATTAATTATTTTTTAAACTTATCCTAATAATTCTTCATCGTTTAATCTATCACGTCGGAATCCTTCACTTAATTCTGCATCAGTTAATCGATCACGTCGAAATCCTTCATTACCTGGAATATCAATAGCTCCTCCTTTCATTTTACCTTCTAAGTTATATCTTCCTCCTTCCCAGAAGGCTGGTGCTTCTCCAGCGCTTCCTACTAATCCTTCTGTAACTGCTGGCGCTGCTACTGCTTTTGCTGCAGCTGTAGCTTCATGTAAAGCAATAGCTTCACGTATTTTATCGGCTAAACTTAGTCCAGATGCTCCTATGTCAGATCTCATAACATCGCGTCGTTGTTTTCCACCATAATCATGGCCATCGAATCCTTCTATTGTGACAGCGTTAACATTAACTCTTAGTCCAGCTACATTAGCAAGTAATAGTATAATGAAGTAGAAAATAATAGTTGCAACAACTATAGCTCCAGTAAACCCTAGTGCTAGTAATGTATTTTTTTGTATTTCTTCTGAAAGTGGCATTTTATATTTTCAAGTTATATAAATTTCGTTTATATATTTATATTTATAATTATATTATATAAACTAAAATTTTGTAAAAAAAAAAATAAATATATAATTAATTCATATTATTTAAGAATTATTTTTTATAATAAGTATTAAAATATTTTAACTTTTCAATACTATCCATTGCTATATAAGTTTTTTTGTCACTTTCTGACAATGATTTGTACATATTTTGTTCCAATTTATGATCGTCATTATTACTCATTTCTTCAATTTTATTACCATATCCTTCGCATTGAAATAACTGAGAAAATATTAAATATAGTATAATTAATATAACGATACCTTTAATAATATTATTAACAATTTTATCATTAATAAAAATACCACCAGTATCTTCGCACAATTGTTGTTTATTATCTTTGACTATAATATTGTCAAGATTCTGTGGAATAACATTTGACATAATTTTTTTAAAATTGAATATATATATATTATATAAATATATATATTATAATTACTAAAATTAAAATATTATTATGAGTTCTAATAAAGTTTTATCAAATATTTATAATAATATTTTTGAATATATTAATTACAGGGGGTTAAAATTAATAGATGAAAGATTATCAAATGATGATTTTAACAAACAAATTCAATATAATAAATATATTATTATAAGAACTATAGATGACAATGTATTAAAAATATCAGATAAAGAGTTAAAAGAATTAAAAGGGTATTTAAATGATTTTTCAAATAAATTATCAAGTAAAAATGACAATAATATAGAACATGAATTATATGATTTTAGTAATATTAAAATAATTAATATAATTTTATTACACAATGATACAGATTATGATAGTAAAACTATTGAATTTAAAAAGTTAATTAATTTGATTAAGTATCCAAATGGAGAAATTATAATTGTAAGTAAAAAACAATTTTCTACACATGTTGGTAAACAAATTAATTTATTATCTACAGATAATATTAAAATTTTTAATTATCCATATAAATTATTTAAAATTATTATACCAAATCATATTCTATGTGCACCACATAGAATATTATCTATAGAAGAAGAAGAAGAATTATTAAAAAATGTATTACATTGTGGGAAAAGTAATTTACCTATTATTAAAATAAATGATCCCCAAGCTATTTGGATCGGTGCTAAAGCTAATCAAATTATTGAAATACAGAGAATTTCTGAAACTACCGCAAAATCATTATATTATAGATTGGTAAAAGATGTTTAATTAATTAAATTATTATTTTGTTTTTTAATATATATATAATTATGTGTTTAATTACTTTTGAATTTTTAAAAAAATTATATAATGAATATAATAATTACCATTTAATTGAAAATAAAAAAAAAGATAAAAATACTCAAACAGAACCTATAATCTATGATGATTATGATTATGATATAATAAAATTTAATGAACATTATATTATAGATATAAAAAAATAAACTATTTTTGACTTTAATTAGTTTTTTTTTGTTTTCTTTGTTTTTTTAAAATGTTGATCTATTATTATATTCTTTTCATCCATATCCTTATCTTTACACAATTTTATTATATCCATTATTCTACTTATCTCATTTAATACTTCTGGATTTAATAAATCTTTATCCTTTTGAATTGGATTTATAAATAAGTTAAATAATTTATATGGCAATATGCCAAATATTTTTTTATTGTCTTTCTCTAGTTTATCAATAGTTTCGTATAATTTACACGTTAAATTTGATTGTATATTATTATTGTTAAATTTTGTTATATATTTATTTGGATTATCAAATTGATTTTGATTATATATATACTGCATTGAATAATCTATTTTAAAACATTTCCTTTCTTTACATGCACATCCTGCTAATACTTTATTTATAATATATGGTGTTCTAATACTACTTAAATCATTTATTACTTTATCTTTAACATTCATCTCAATACTATAATTTAATTGTTTTATATTTAAATTAATTTCATCAATCAATGTTGAATCATCTAAATCATTATCGATCATATCTTCTAAACTTATATCTTCATTATTTACTTCACTATTATCATAATATATTATTAATATACCATATGTTATAGGATTATTATATAGTTGTACTTTATCTTTATGATATCCCATATTGTATACATTATTATATATTAAATCACCATATGATGATAATTTATATACTGCTTCTATAAATATTGAAGTATCACAAATATCTATTGTATCCATCCCTAATTTAGGTTGAGAGACGTAGTGTTCTGGAACTTCACCAGTTGGTACTCTAGAATATGGACACTTATATTCAAATAATACAATAGAATCATCATGACAAATTATATTATCTGGCATTAAATGTTGAATATGTTCAGTCTTTATAATTGCTATACCGTCAGGTGAATAACTTATATATTCATGTTTCTTATGTTGAATTGAACCAGTTTCTACAATGTTACATTTATATATTGTCTCAACGTGATTTCTTAATGCGTCTTCATATACGGTACCCCAATGTAAAATATGAAAACTTGGAAATTTCTTTAAACCAACGTGTGATTTTACCAAGTCTTTTTTTGTTTGATATTTATTCTGACCTATTATGACGCCTATTTCACTACCTCCAATTTTATACGTTTTATAGTCTAACCATTCGTTTGAACCCTGTTCTGGTAAATTTTTATTTTCTTCTAAAAAATCATTAAATAATTTATGTTTATCAACTATAATTTTTTGTTTTTTATTCATTCTGAATAAATAATTATATATAAACATATTAGATATATATTTATATCAGAATTCATTATCAATTTTTTAATATGGTGTGTAAGTTTTGTGCTAAATGTAATATTGATAAAGATGAAGATAAATTTCAAATAGAAAGAAATATATGTACAGATTGTATAAATATAAAAACAAATCACAGTAATTATTATAATTCCAACGATAAAAAATTAGATATACGTAGATCAACAAAATGGAATTGTATTATAATGTAAAAAAAATTGATAATAATATATTTATATATTAAATATTAAAATTAAATAAGTATATAAATTAAAAAAATGTCAGAATATAAAGATATTGATTTACTTGAACATTCTGATAATAAATATAAATTATTAAATGGTAATATTATTGGTACTGGTGCATTTAGTCAAGTATATTTATGTAATTCAACTGAAAAAACAAACAATACTACATATGTTGTAAAGATACAATTAAAAAGAGAAAAAAAATATGCAATTAATGAATTAAACATCTTAAACAAAGTAAATAAACATAATGTTCGATATAATCAAATATATGAAAATAAATATAATATGAAAACGAATTTAGTAAAAAGGTATGATTATTTTATTTCAAGTGATTATATATATATCATATATGAAAAATGTGACATTAATTTAGAACATTTTAATATTAAATTTTTACAAACTCAAAAATCAAATTTGCCTGCTTTTATTATTGATAAAATTATTTATTCATTATTTAATGGAATTAATGAATTAAATTATAACAATATAATTCATTGTGATTTAAAGCTAGATAATATATTAATAAAATTTAATAATGTAACATTAACTATAAAAAATAAAAAGAAAACTAGACAAATTAATAATATGGAAGATTTTTTACAATTGGTTAATACTAAAGGGATTTCAGATTATGAAGATGTAATTTTAAAAGCATTTGATGTTAAAATTATAGATTTTAATAAATCTTGTTTTATTAATCAAATAAGTAAATCAACAAGTGTACAAACTATTTATTATCAAGCTCCTGAAATTATATTAGGTAATAGTGATTTTAATGAAAGTATAGATAGTTGGAGCATTGGTTGTATTATTTGGTGGTTATTATCAGGAGAGTTGTTATTTGATATATATAATTATAATATTAAATTTGGAAAATATTATAAAGATTATGATTCTAAAGATGATAGTGATACAGAATCAAATGATTTATCATCTTATATGTCACAATCGTATGGTTATTCATATGATGACTATAGATTAGAAAATTATATATATTTATTAAAAATCAAATCATTAATTGGTGCTTATACTAAAGAATTTATAATTGGTGGAAATACTGATGATTATATTCGTAATGAATTATTATTATGTAGTAGTGTTGAGATTAAACAAACCGATATGTTATCATATTTATTAAATAAAAAAGATAACATATCTGAAGAATATATTAAAAAAATATACGAAACGATAATTGAAAAGATATTTACATATGATTATAAAAATCGTTTATGTGCAAAAGATATTATTCAAAAAAAAGTAATTTTTGAATTATGTACAACAGATTATCAATTCTCTAAGTAATTATTTAAAATTTGATATATTAAGATATCATGCATTAATTGTGAATGTCTTAAATCTTTTTCATTTTCATTTGTATATAATAAATCATTCATAATATTATCCCTAGAACCTAACATTCTATTATTTTTTTTATTATTGTAATAATTTATTTGATTGAGTTTATTTGTTTTAACATAATTCCAAGAATAATTCATAAAGTTACGAATGTATGAATTATTATTATCAAAGTTATTATTTGTATTATCGTGATAAAATTTACAATTTAATATATTACAATTTAATGTATTACATTTCATAATATTAATTTTATTATATTCTTTTTTATCATATATATTCCCAACATTTCCTTTAATTAAATTATTATTAATTTTAATTGCGAATTCTTTAGATGATTTAATATAATACAATGGGTTATTATTAATTTGTGATTCATTATCAACCATAATTACAGGGATATCCATTATATTTTTTTCTTCAATTTGTAAGTTTGGTAAATTGTCAATAATTTGTTTGTTTTCTGTTTTTGATTCTAATTTTATATTGTATATTTCTGTATTGATATTATTATTAATTAATAAATCATATGGTATATCATTGTTAATATTCAATACTTTACATAAATTATATTTATTTTCACAAATATCTATTATCTTTAAATTTACAATATTTATAATATTATTTTGTATAAAATTACATTTAGATGATATTTCATCTAATTTATTACATATTAAACCGAAGTTTACAATATCTAATTTTACATCATTTAATTTATCTATATCTTCATATGTATCTATATTAACTACAAAATTGTTAAATTTTTTAATTATATTATTTAAATTGTCTGTTAATTCATCTAATATTCTTAAATTTACAATATTCATTTTTAATAATTTTTTATTATATAATTATTATTGATTTTATAGTTTAATACAAAAAACAATTTTTTATTAATATAAATTTAAAGAAATAATAGAATACTATTATAAATAATAATAAAAATGAGGGAAAGTAAATCTTATGGAATACTATGTTGTAAAAAAAATAGAAATACACAAAAAAACGAAATATTATTTATAAAAAAAAAGAATACATATGCGTATATTTCTTTTATTAAAGGGACATACACTAGTGATTATGATATAAAAGTATTATTAAATAAAATGACATTAGACGAAAAATTAACAATTATGTCATTAGATTTTAAATTAATATGGTATAAATGTTTTTTAACATATTCTGAATTTGATAAAAAAACGATAAAATTAAAAAAAAAATTTGACAAATTAAAAATAAAGAATAATGGACAATTATTACATTCTTTAATTAAAAAATCTAATAATGTAGATTTAATTTATGAAATTCCAAAAGGACATTCAAATAAATATGAATCACATATTAATGCTAGTATTCGCGAATTTCAAGAAGAAACTAATTTACATAAAAATAAATATAAAGTATTATACGATGTCAAACCATTGATTTATACTTTTGTTGATGATAATGTAAAATATATATATGAATATTATATTGCAATTATGATAGATCAAAACTATATACCTACGGTTAGTTATAATAATAAACACATGTTATATGAAACTAGTGATATTAGATTTTTACCAATTGATTATATTTATATTATTAATAATGATATGAAATTTATTAAAATGATTAAAACAGCATTAAAAATTGCAAAAAAATATATTATTTAAAAAATATATTATTAAATAATATATTTTTTAAATTTTACCTAGTTTTATTTTTTGTAACTCTTCTCTTACGAAATTACCAGCATATAGTGGTTTATATAAATCTTTATTATCTATTGTTATTAAGTGTTTTAATGGTTCTAAAACTACATCAGAAGCTATATGTGTAAATAAAGTTGATGATACTCTCCATAAACTTTCTTTTTTTTTATTTTTTTCCTCAATTTTATTTATAGTTTCGGGTGAAATAACTACTTCATGAAATCCAGCTTGTATAATGCCACCAGTTAGATACTCTAATTGTTTACCTGCTTGAATTAATAAACAACCATCTGGGATTGTAACTAATACTTTTTCTCCATTTTTTAACCAAATGTATAATCCAGGAAATCTTGATTTTCCATGTATTGTCATAAAACTAATATCATAATGATAACCAGCCAATACTGTATTTAACTTATTATATTTATTAAAATCACTACCAGTTGGTGCTAATAAATGTGGTCCATTATTAATTAATTTATTAATTGTATTGTATTCTAAACTTAACCCAACTTCTAACATACTAATTACATCTTTAACAGTTGTTAGCATTTTATTTCCCCATGTATTCATTATATTCCCCCAATTGTGAAAATTATCTGGTATAACCTGTTCAGAATTTAATTCAGCAAAATTTGTAACTTTGGGTCTATCCCCAATTCTCCACAAAAATCGGTTTTTTATATCTAATTCTGGTGGACACAATGTAATTGGTTTATTTTTATCAGATAATGATTCAACTTTTTTGCAATGATTTCTAGGCAATTCTGTCAACTCTGGTGTTAAACCAACTTGATAACTATAATCTGGTCTAATGTCTTTTTTAAAATCAATTTGTTCATAATATTGTTCCATCATATTTAAAAAATTATTATTATCATTTTCATTTACTCTATTATCTTTTACTATTATAATACCATATTTTGTAAATGAATCTACAACTTTATTACACTCAATATGGTTATTTTTTTTTAAAAAATTTTCCAAATTAATTATTGGAATTTGTTCCATTTTTTAATTATCAATTATATAGTTAATAATTAATATTATGTTTATATTATAAATTAAATTATCCATTTTTTAACCCTAATATAAAACCAGCAGTATAACTACTTCCAGATGGCACATTGAATTTACATATATTTAATATTTTATTATAATGCATATAAAAATCTGTTCTATCTAGTTTTCCATCTTTATTTAAATCTAATAAAGTAAGTATATCTAATTCCATTTTTTTATAATTAATATCTATATATTTTGTATATGTTAAACCCTGCATACATATAAAGGAAGTACCTAAAACTATTATACCAATTTTAGATGCCTTTTTTATTACAATACCAGAACAAAATCCCATACCAAACCAAACTGGTATTTGTTTTGTTGTATCGCCATTTATCCATGTGTCTTTTTCTTCTTTTTTTTCTTCTTTATTAAAATAACTAAACAAGTTATTTATTTTATTTTCATCTTTATCGTTATTATAACCTTTATTAAAATAACTAAACAAGTTATTTATTTTATTTTCATCTTTATCATTAATATATTCTTTATATTTATTATTAATAGGTTGGGTTATTTTTTTAAATAAAACATACATATTTATATTAAAAAAAAATATATTATTTAATATTATTATTAATTATTTAATTAATCGTTTTCACCAGGAGCATGTGATTTAGTATACATTTTTGATGTAGTCATACTACCATCTGCAGCATTAACGTGGAAAATATCAATTTCTAATGCATCCTTTGGGCATCCATCTTCATCTACTAATTCTCCAGTTTCAGCATTAACTTCAATTTCTTCTACAATACGTATCGGTGCATTTTCGTCAACTTCTTTTCCTATCCCATCTAATGTAAGTTGTGTAGCATGCTCTGCCTTATATTGTAAGAAATTTGGATGATCTGGACCAACTTCCTTAACGCTTTTAATTTTCTTCTTTATGACCTTATCTTTAACTAAAGCACCTCCAATCTTAGCATCATCTTGCATTTGTTTCATCATATTTTCTAATATACTTGTATTATCATTATAAAACGACATACGTTCTCTATTTTGTTTAAATGGTCCAGCAAACGTCCATTTATTATTTGATACTACTTTAATATCTGTAATAACCTTATTCTTATATTTTTCAATATAAGCATTTGCTTCATCTACTGAATTAAATTGATCAAAAATATTAAAAGCAATTTCTAAATCTGGATATAATCCATAAATATTTTTAACACATTCTCTAATTACTTCATAATTGATTTCTTTATATAAATTAAATCTATTGTATGTATCCTTAGGTGGTATCTTTGTTTCTAATAAAGTTAATTCATCCATTGATGAAGTATTGTCTTTATCAGATGATGGTTTTAATTCTTTTCGTCCTTTGTCTAACTTTGCTTCTTTTGAATTATGAGATGATCTCACGTGAACATCTGGATTATATTCAAATAAATTATTTAAAAACTTTTTAATAACCTTTTGTTCTTCAATAGCTTGCTTTTTACATTCCTCATGTTTATATGCATTCAGTTTTTCTACATTCAATACAATGTTTGGTTTAAATAATTCCTCTAATTGTTCTGATACTGTTTTATTAATTAATAATTCATCGTCTAATGACAATTCATATTGTTTAATTAAATTAATATCATTAATAATAGTTTCAAAATTTTCAATATCTTTACAATAAGTTCGTATATATTCAGATTTAACTTTTATATACAATTCATTTTGTTTTATATTTACATATTCTTCATCCAAACTATCTGGATTGGTTATTTCTTCTTTAAACATTTCATTATCTATAACACATTTTAAATCTTCATCATCAACTTCATGTTCATCACATGCACGATATTCGTATCCAACAAATGCTGTTATAATTTCCTTTTCAATATATTTTTCCCGTAAGTTAGTATATGATAAACATGTAAATTTTTCACTTGATCCAGAAATTGTTGTTCCATATGGGTTTTTAAACTTATGTAGTGCAAGGACTTGATCATCTGTTAACTCATCTAGTTTATTTGGCTCTTCGTTACATTCTCTTAAATGTTCTTGAATATTTAAAATAAAATCATCAAGATCTTTCTGTTTTTGAATCTTATCTTCTAATGCTGCTGAATGGGTACTCATTTTTTTTATAAACTTTATAAAAATATAATTATCTATATATACTTATAATTTTATATTTAATATATAATAATATATTAAATATAAAATATATAATAATATATTTTTTTATAATATAATATGGGTAATTTAGAACATTTAATAAATAATATAGATGAAAAAATACAAATTATACAATTAATTAATGATTATTTAATTAATACTTTAATGCCAATTATTAACAATCATCTATATGATAATATTATTGATAAACTTTCTTATGATTTTATTGATTCAGACGTTAGTAATTTTTCAGATGTAATTTTACATATTAATAAAAACTTAAATATATTTAATATTAAGAATTATTCTAATAAAAATCATGAATATTTTATTTATTTAAAATATCAATATTTAAATAAAAATATTTTATTATTGAAAAATAGATATAATAAATTTATTGATTTTAGTGATCTATACGAAAATAATATTATTTACCATATTACTAATTATTATTTTCTAAAAAAAAATCATATTAATATTAATAATATTATTTATGATAAAGAATTATTACAAGATAATATTAAAAACATTTTACAACAATTAAATATTAAAAAATTATTTAATATTAATGATTTTATGAATAGTAATAAAAATATTCAAAATAACACTATTAATTTTAATAAATTATATAAACATATTTTTAGCCAATTTAGTAATTTTATTTCAAGTGAAGATATATATGGTAAATTAGATTCATATCATTATTATATTACAGACTTTATTAATTTATATATTTTTAATGATTATGAATCTATTGTAGATAAAAAAATTATTAGCACCATTAAACAATTGTTAAATAAATATCAAAAAACTATTATAGATTATAATATTGATAAAGTTAATTATGATATTTGTGATTGTGGATTTAAAATGATTATTAGATCTAATACTAGTGAACTTATTTGTGTAGAGTGTGGAAATATTAAAAACTTAATTGGTACTATTTTCCAAGATAGCCAATTTTATAACCAAGAGGGAAATAGATATAAACACGGTAGTTATATACCTTCTAGACATTGCCGTTATTGGATTGATAGAATACAAGCTAAAGAAAATACTACTATTGATAAAAAATTTATTGATAAAATTGAAAATTGTATTAAAAGAGATGGTATTAAAAATAAAAAAAAAATATCTATAGAACAATTTAGAAAATATTTAAAAGAAACGAAATTATCTGTTTATAATGATCATATCCCTCTTATCAGAAAATATATAACCGGCATCACTCCCCCGCAATTGACACACTCTGAACTAAGCTTACTTTTCAATTATTTTGATAAATCCGTTAAAACATACAATAATATAAAACCTAAGACAAAATTGAACTGCATATATTACCCTTACTTACTCTACAAAATCCTCGAAATCGTCATTATTTGCCCAAAACGCCGCCGTAATATACTTTGTTGTATTCACCTCCAAGGGAACAAGACATTAATAGATAATGACAACAATTGGAAATTGATTTGTCAAAAGTTTGACGATTTACCCTATAAACCAACTAATCGTAATGATATATGTTAAATTCTATTTTTAATTATCATTTAAATATAAGTTTATATATTAATATATAAATAAAATAGAAAATGAATCAACTAAATATTTTTAATAAAGATAAAATAATTGATATAATTAAAGAAAATTGTGAAATATTAACAGTAAAAGAATTATTAAATATTATTAATTATGATTATAATGAACTATATATTGATAAATTTTGGAATCATATTGAAAATGATAAATGGTTATATATTGATAATGATATGTTAATTTGGATTGGATATTCATATAATGAAATAAAAAATAGTAAAATAAATTATATGAGAATATTAACAAATAATTTTGAAGAAGATATAGACTATAAATTAATAAATAATAAAGAATTTAAACAAAGTTCTAAGCTGCTCTTAGGTGCCTTAGAAAACAAAGAAATAAATACCCATAACAAGACAAAACATATAATTGTATCTCCAGATTGTTTTAAACAAAGTTTAATGTTATTAAGAACTGATAAATCAAAAGAAATTAAGAAATATTATATTGAACTTGAAAAGATATTTAAATTTTATTTAGAATATCAAAATCAATATAAGGAATTATTATTAGAAGAAAAGAATAATGAATTAGAAGAAAAAAATAATCAATTAGAAGAAAAGAATAATCAATTAGAAGAAACATATAACGAATTAGAAGAAAAAGAAAGTGAATTAAAAGAAGAACAATGTAAAAATAAAGATTTAACAAATAATATTATAAATTTTAATGTTATAGATAAAGATGATTATTTATATATAGCAACAACAGACTTATATTCAAAACAGAATACTTATAAAATTGGAAAAACTAATAATTTAAAAAATAGATTATGTAGTTATAATTGTGGAAGAAATAGCAAAGATAAATATTATTATTGTTGCTTTTATGAAACTAATAATGCCGTCATATTAGAATCAGTAGTTGGTAATATATTATGTAATTTTAAAGATAAAAATTCAAAGGAAATATATGTTTTAAACTTTAAAATGTTAAAATTAATAGTAGAGAATGTATGTAAAAATTATAACAATTCTATTGATTATTATAATAATTTAATTGATAGTGTATCATTTAAAGAACAATTTTATACTAAAAATACACCGTTAAAAATGGATATACCAGAAAAAATTACAAATATACCAATTAATGACCCACCACGTCAACCAGAAAAAAGATCACAATTTACAAAAGATTTAGATATTGATTATTTAACAAAAGAATATTTAGAAGAAAATAAATTAATTGAATCTGAAATATTATATAAAGATGATAATGAATATTATATATTAAAGAAAAAATATGAAGATACAGTAAACTCATCTAAAAAAAGTTTTAATTTAGTTATAGACTCATATATTTGTAATAAATGTTTTCATAGATTTAAACGTAAAAGTGATCTTAATGAACATTTTGTACGTCAATCTGATTGTGATGAAATGTTAAGAATAAAATATTATGGAGAAAAAGTTATTAAAATTTATAATGATAAAGAATTTTATTATAAATATGATAATGAAAAGGATGTTATATTATATACATGTAATATATGTCAAATATCATATAGTCAACGTTCATCATTATATAGACATTTAAATAAGAAAATTGCTTGTACAGAAAATCATTATTATAATAAATTATCTATTAAACTAAATAATGATAATCCAATTATAGAAATTTATAAAGGTAAGAAATTTTATAGATATTATTATGAAGATGAAGATACTGTTAAATTTATATGTAATGGGTGTAAAAACCCTTTTAAAACTTTGTCAAATTTATATCAACATTTGAAATATAAAAAATGTTAATTAATTATTATTTAAATATAATATATGTATATAAATATATATACATAAATTTATATCCACCTTAAGCATGGTGAAAAAATGTTAGTTAAATTATATTTAATGAAACGAATAAAGTATACAATTAACTAAATTTTGTTAGTATTCTTTTATTACTCAATATAATATATTACTATTGGGGTTTACAGTCGTCAATGGATGATACGTGTTTTATTAATACGGTTTACTGTATTCTTTAATAATATATTATATTATATTGTTTATACATATTATATTAATTGATAATAAATAATAAATAACTATATAGGTAAGTCTTGTTTATAGCACTTTATTTATTATGGGGCTCTATTTATCGGGTATTATACCAGGCCAAATATATACTAACTGTCAGTAGTATATGGTATTTTACTTTATAAAATTATTAATTAATCATAATATAAATTTCTGGAAAAAAAACTGGGTGGAGCAATTGTAATTAGGAAGTAGTTTTAGGTTAGGTAAGTTTTATATATGTGTGTTTATAATTATATGTTAAAAAATAAAATAAAAAGTGAAAAATAAAAATATAGTATGACAAAATATTTAATAATATTTAATTAATCTAAAGTAAAAATTAATATAAAATCAAATACAATAGAATAAAAAATAATATTTATATAATACAAAAAATGATTTGTAATTAATTTAAACTAAAATATATCATATTATAAAATTATTTTTTTTTGTTTTAAAAATTGAATAAATTATATATATAATTTATAAAATATTAAAAATGGGTAAACAAATTTGTATTACAGACAATTGTTCCAATAATGCTATGTATAACTATAAAAATGAAAAAGGATATAAATATTGCAATGAATGTAAAAAAGACAATATGGTAAATAAATCAAGAAAAATATGTTTAACTATTGAATGTTTACATGCAGCAACAAAAGATAAAAATGATATTAAAACACATTGTACTAAATGTCAAACTAATCCTAAGGATATAATAAAAAAGGGAAAAAAAGATAAAACAACTACTAATAAATTGTGTATAAATTGTAATAAAATAACTGCTACATATAATTTAAAAGATTGTTCACCTATGTATTGTAAAAAATGTATCCCAGGTAATAACGTTGGAAATAATAATGGCCAATATAGAAATTGTGTAAATAAATTGTGTAAATTTAAATATGAAGATGGTTTAGATTGTATATCTATAGCAACATGTGGTAATAATGGATTTAAAGAATATTGTAATACACATAAGGAAGATGGTATGAAAAAATTAAATAAAGATAAAACTTGTGTATACGATGGGTGTACAAAAGTACCAAGTTTTATTTATAATAATGAAGAATATTGTAAAGATCATAAACAAGATGGTTCTGAAGCAAAAATTCAACAATGTTCGTTTGAAGAATGTGATAAAAGATCAAGATATAATTTTATAAATGTTAAAGGGGGTAAATATTGTTTAGAACATGCTGAAAAAGGTATGGTTGATAAAAATAAAAAAATTTGTATTACTGAAGGGTGCGAAGAATATGCTTCTTATAAAAAGAAAGGTGAAACAAAAGTGTTATTTTGTATTAATCATAGAGAGGAAGGAATGGTTTCTAATAAAGTTAAAATATGCCAACATGAAAATTGTTTAATTGAGGCTTGCTTTGGTACAAAAGAAAATAATAAACTTTATTGTGTAACACATAAAAAAGATAATATGTATAATTATAATTCAAATAGATGTGAAAGTTGTAATTTATTTGAAGTAAGAAAAAATATTAAATTATGTTCATATTGTAACCCAGATGCAAGACAAAAAAAGAAAGAAAAAGTTGTATATGACTTTTTAACTAAAAATAATATTGAATTTATATATAATAAATCTACACAACGGGAATGCGGTACATATTTTCCAGACTTCTTGATTGATTGTAATACACATTTTATTGTGATTGAGTGTGACGAAGACCAACATAAACAATATACTAAAGAATGTGAATTTGTAAGAATGAATAATATATATTTATCTAATGGTTTACCTACTTTATTTATAAGATTTAATCCAGATCTTTTCTATGTTAATACAAAAAGAAATTATACAAAAATCAAAACTAAATTAAATAATTTGTTAAAAATTATAAATAAGTATAAAGATAAGTGTGATATTAATTATATTGAATTATTATACATGTATTATAATTGCGATTGTACTAATGGTTGTGATTTTATTCATAGTTGTAAATTTGAATTAATAATAAATTCTATAAATAATAATTAATCAATTATTTAATTTTTTTTATTAATTATTTATTTATAATAATATATAATATATATTAATTCTATTTTTTATCTAATAATAAAATAACACTAGACACAAATGAGTACAGGTGGTATTTTTCAACTTATTACAAATGACGGAAAGCAAGATAAGCTTTTGATGGCAACGGAGTACTTAAGTGCTCGACTTGCTGAAATTAAAAAGTCACGACAAGGACTTGAGGATGAAAATCCAACCCTTGCTGATATTGAAAAGACGCATGTTCTGTTTATGAATGCTCATTTCAAACCATTCGCTGCTATGGCTTATGAATATAACAAGGTTTCGCTTTCTAACGCTACCCTTGGATCTCAACTTCAATTTAGTATTCCACAATTCGGAGATTTCTTCAATGATATGGTTCTACATATGGTTCTTGAAGCTCCAACCCCATCTCTTACTACAACTGGAAGTAATATAGTTGCTGATGTACCAGTGTACCGTTGGTGTGATTATCCAGGTGAACGTATTTGTCAACGAGTATCTTTCGATGTTAACGGAAATCCTCTTGATGATTACTATAGTGATACGTACAATATGCATCGTCAATTCCGAGTTGGTGCTGATAAGATGGCCGGATGGAACCGTAATATGGGACAAGAAGTTGAACAACAAGCTTACCATGATTATAATGAAACCGGAACAGCTTTGGTTGTGCCATTTTCGTCGCGTGCTACATTTGGTATCCTTAACGGACATCAAACGTACAAACCAGTTCATGATGATCTTGAATTATTTATTCCTCTATTGTTTTGGTTTAATACCGACCCAGCTTTGTCTATTCCTTCAGTTGCCATTCCTTATGGACAACGATATATTAAGGTTGATTTAGCAACCAAGGAACAATTACTTCGTGTTATTAGTAATCCAGCTGCTGTAGGTATTACTAGTGCCCCAACTATTACTTCCCCAGCTATTACTACTTGTGAACTTTATATTAATAATATTTTCGTACAACCAGATATTCATGATATCTTTATTAAACGTATTGGTTTCAGTCTTGTGCGAGTACATCGACGTCAAATAACTAATGTTAACAAAGCTTCTGATAATATTCTATTACAACAACTTAAGTGGCCAATCGAAACCATGTATATTGGTATCCGCCCAACCGCTAATATCACTCCTAATGCTACCAGGTCTTCTCTTAATGATCAACTCAGTGTTGTTGATCCAGCTATGGAAGATTGGCATCGTTTCTCATTGGTCAGCAATGCTAATCCAGATGGTACCGCACTTTCTGGTCATACCACCGCTTACCATCTTAAGTCAGAAGTTAACCATGTTACGACCATCTCGGTGGAAGCACACGGTATCCAATTGTATAACAACTTGCCTTCTCAATTTTTCAACTCGTACATTCCTTACACTTATGGTGGATGGAACATCGTTTGTCCAACTGATCCGGGCCTTTTTATGATTACATTTAACTTATTTCCTGGTTCCTATCAACCCTCAGGACATATCAATGTTTCGCGCGCTCGTGAGTTTTATTTCAAGTATACGTCGACTTGGATTGAGGCCGGAAAAACTGGAGATCTTATTGTCAACGCCTCGGCCATTAATTTCCTATTGATTTCTGACGGAAGTGCTATCATGAGATATACTACATAATTCATTAATTCTACTGAGAGTTATAAAATAAAAAAACAATTTCTAAATTTTTTTTTTTGATTTTAGAATTAAAGATATGTTTGTAGTATAATATATAAAAAAAAAAGAAAAATGAATCAACTAAATATTTTAAATAAATACAATTTAACCGATATTATAATTAAAAATGACAAATTACTAACTATTAAAGAATTATTAATTGAAGTTAAATATAAATATAATGAATTATATATTGATAAATTTTTGGATAATATTGAAAATGATAAATGGATATATATTGATAATGATATGTTGGTTTGGATGGGGTTTAATAGAAGTGAAATTAAAAAGAATAAACAAGATTATTTAAGTATATTGAAAGATAATTTTGAAGAAAAATATGATTATAAATTGGTAAATAATAAAGAGTTTCAAGAAAGTTCTAAGTGCCAAGTTTTGGCACTAGAAAATAACGAAATAAATACGCATAATAAGACAAAACATTTAATTGTGTCTCCTGATTGTTTTAAATTAAGTCTAATGTTATTAAGGACAAATAAAGCAAAAGAAATAAGAGAATATTATGTAGAGCTTGAAAAGGTATTTAAATTTTATTTAGAATATCAGAATCAATATCAATTAAATGAATCAAATAAATTATTAGAAGAATCAAAACAAGAATTAATTGAAGAAAAAAGAAAGAATAGTGAACAAACAGCTTTATTAATAAAGGAGAAATTTTTAATTAATTTATATTATATTTATATAGCTGTATCCACAAAAAATGCAAAAGATAGTATATTTAAAGTTGGGTTTACTCAAAATTTAAGTTCAAGATTACGAAATTATAATTCTGGAATGACTAAAGACGACAAATACCGTTATATATTTATTATGGAATGTACAAGCGGAAAACAATTTGAACAATATATATTTAGTAAATTGAAAAATTTTGAATATAGAGATGTTGATAGTAAATCAACTCAACCGTCAGAATTATTCCAAATCCATATTGACTATTTAATTAGAATTATTAAAGAATTTGAATATTTTGAAAACAAAATTAATAATAATATTAATAATATTTTAACAGAATATTACCATACTTATAAAACATTAGAAATAAAAACTATTGAGGCGATAGAAAATACATATGAATATTTAAAAGAAAAAAGTGAGAAAATTATGGAAGAAGAACGAATTTGTAATATGAATGTTTCTACTAATAATAACCATGAATATAATAATTATAGATTAACAAAAGAAAGTATAAATGAAGAATTAAAAAAATATAATTTAAAATTAATAAGTGAATATGAAGGTTATGTAAGTAAGTTAGACTTTGAATGTTTATCTATATTTAACCATAAGTTTACTGTAACATATGACCATTTACAACAAAGTAAAAAGAATGGGTGTGTATATTGTAAAAAGAAACTAATATTAGATAAAATTAATTTATATTCATATAATAAAGATTTGAGCTTTAACAAAAGGTATAATAATTTTGATGAAATAAAAACAGAATTGCAAAATATGAATTTTCAAATCATAAAAAATAACATACGAGAAGAACGATGGTTATGCTCTGTTGGAAATAAAATATATAGTATTTTATCGCCAGATAGTGATAATAAATTAAATTTAAATAAAAAATTAACAGATATTGAAAAAAAAATTATAGAAATATTAGAAATTGATTATAACAAAATGAAAACTAGATTATTAAAAAAATTTTCATCTTTTTATTATGCTATTGATATTATAAATAAAAAAATATATAAAAGTAATAGTTTGTCAAATATGGAAAATAATATGACTTATTTAGATGGACCAAAAAAAGTAAGTAGAAAATCTATATCAAGATATTTAAATACTAATAATAATTATGCTGGATATAAATGGATGACACAAATTAATATACTTTATGACAAATTTGATTTAACAATAATTTAATTTTACATTTCTTTTTTTTATTTCTAAAATTTAATTATTTGTTAATTAAATATTAATTATCCTATATAGTATATATAGAAATATAATATGGAAAAACGAACTTGTTATAATTTATTAGAATCATGTGGTTATGATCATACACTTCATGCTTCAGAATTTTTAAACTCTAGATTGGCAGCAATTGATAAAAATTTTCAAGATGTTGAATTAACACATAGAGTATTTGTAAAAAGTTATTTTAAACCATTTGCAGCAGTCGCATATGAATATAATAAAGTTTCTTTATCTCATGCCACGTTAGGATCAAAATGTCAATTAAGTATCCCATCTTTTGGTGACTTTTTTCATGATATGTGTTTACATATCGTTCTTGAGGCTCCAAAAACATCAGTTACTAATTTAACTTCTAAATTAACTAAAGCTGACGTTCCTATATATAGATGGTGTGACTGGCCAGGTGAACGTATTTGTCAAAATACATCATTAGAAATATATAGAAATTCATTAGATAGTTATGGTAGTGATGCATATAATATTCATAGACAATTTAAAGTTAGTACTGATAAAATGGAAGGTTGGCATCGCATGATGGGTCAAGAAACAATACAAAAGGGGTATAATAATTATTCAGATAATGCATCTGGTAAAATACCAAATAGTTCAAGAAAAGTTGTAAAATTATTAAATGGACATCAAACATATAAAGAAAAACACCCTGATCTTGAATTATTCATACCTTTATTGTTTTGGTTTAATACTAATTCTGCTTTATCAGTACCGTCAGTGTGTTTACCATATGGTCAACGTTTTATAAATTTTAAGTTAGCAGAAAAAGAACAATTGTTAAGAGTTATTTGTAACCCAGTTTCTAAAAATATAACAAATCCTATAATTACTACGCCAAAAATAACTAAATTTGATTTATATATTAATAATTTATTTGTTCAACCAGATATACATGATATATTTATTAAGCGTGTTGGGTTTCAACTTATTCGTACTCATAAAAATATGAGTACTAATGTACAAAAAAATAAAGATTGTATATTATTACAATCTTTAAATCATTGCATTGAAACTATTTATTTTGGAATTAGACCAACGCAGAATATTACATCTAATTTAAAAAATGAATATACTGATCCTAATATGGAAGATTGGCATAGGTTTTCAAAAATTAATAATATTAATAAACCTGCAGGTGCCATACATGGTGTTAATCATCCATTTAATTATAAAGAATCACATAACCATGTAACTGATATATATTTACAATCAAGTGGTGTTATGATTAAAAATAATTTTCCTTCTCAATTTTACAATTCATATATACCTTATACTTATGGTAAACATAAAATTAATACTCCTGTTGACCCTGGTGTATTTGCTGTAAATTTTAATTTATACCCAGGGGATTATCAACCATCTGGACATTTTAATACAAAACAAGCGAGAGAATTATATCTAGGTTATAATTCAGATTATATATCTTCGGAAAATACAGCAGATCTTGTAATTAATGCTGTAGCATTAGATATATTAATATTAGGTGATGGAGTCGGGCATATAATGTAATTTATAATTAAAAAAAATATTTTTTTTTTTAGTTTTTATAAATTGTTTTTTAGTTTTTATAAATTGTTTTTTGTAGTACAGTTTAAGAAATTTATAGATGGATTACAACAAGGATGGCAAAATAATTTATTGATACCATGTTTACAGTGTTTTTCTTTATTAGATAAATACGTATAACATTGTTTACAAAACGAAGAATTATTTTTAGTTAAAATAATGTTTGTACTTGTTTCACATACCGAACAATTATATAATTTATTATAAAGCTTGTGAAATTCATTAAAATTTTTACAATTTTCTAATTCAATGACCTTTTTATTATTTTCTTCATAGTTATTTAATGAATGTATATTAATGTTTTGATTATCAAATAAAGACATAGTTATATTATAATTTAATGGATATTATATTCAATTTTTTTACAATATGTTTGCTTTATAAATATTATTTAATGACATACCAGTAACATCATGTTCTTTTTTGTTAACGATAGTTGTTAATTTATCAAAATTCTTAGATAGTTTTTCTACAGCTGAATCAGTCAAGTTAATATATTCTAATTTTGTATACTCTTTATGTAATTTAGATACTTCAGTTTTAGATACGTTAATTTTCTTTAAATTTTCATACTCTTTATGTACTCTATTAATATCAGTTTTACTTACATCCAAGTCTACAAGTTTACTAAAATCTTTTGAAATAGTTGTAACAGGGGTTTGTGATACATTTAAATGTGTTAACTTTTTAAATTCTTTATGAATTTTCTTAACATCTGTATTTGATACGTCTAACTTTTTCAAGTTTGTGAAATCTTTTGCAATTCGATCAATATCAGTACTACTAATATTTAATTCTGTCAACTCATCAAAATATTTTGATAATTTATTAAAGGGTGTGTGTGAAACATTTAAACTAGTTAATTTAGGAAAGTAATTTGGATTTAATTTCATTATATCCGTTTTTGATATATTTAAAGTTTTTAGTTTATCAAATGTATTCGGTAATCGTTGTAAATTTGGTACATTACTACAATCTAAATATTCTAACTTAGTTAATGTACTTGGAATTTTAGAAATTAATTTATTATTAGAACATGTTAAAGATGTCAATTTAACATATTGTTTTGGAATAGTTGCAATATTTGTATTGTCAATATTTAATTCTTTAACATTATCTAAATCGCTTGGTAACCTTGTAACTTTAGAATTAGCACAATTTATTTTAACTAATTTAGTTAACTGTTTTGGAATGACTTCTATGTCACTATTTGATATATCAAGTATAGTTAATTTTTCTATTTTTTCAATAGGAATATTTAAAAACTTTTGTAACTTATTTAAACTCATAATTCAATATATATTATTATAACTATATATATATTAAATTTATATAATTAATTTTATTTTAAATATATTTTATATATTTAAAATATATTAATTATATTTAAAATATATTAATTATATTTAAAATATATTAATTATGAATATTATTAGTAAAAAAAAATACGATGAATTAAGATGGGAAAATAATTCATATGTAGATAAATTACACATTGAAATAAATAAATTAGTTGATCAAATAAATAAAAACCAAAGTGAAATAAATAATTTAAAAAAAAATATATTAGACAAAATGACAAATATCATTAGCAGGTGTGATGTTGGTGATGAAAATCATAATTTATCATATTATATGACAAGTATGATGACTGATATAAATAATATTAAATTAAAACAAGATGAACACATTAAACTATGTAATATTAATATAAATATTATTAAAAAAGAAATTATAAAAATTAATAAAACATTATATAAAAAAACTTCATATTTTACTCAAATATATAATTATTTATTTAGTTTTACTAATTATTTTACATTTACAAATTTAAGTGATAGTTCATATGATTCTGATAATGATAGTTATAAATCTATAGATTTTAACATAGATGAAAAAATAGAATAATAATAATTATGATATATTTAAATTATAAAATTATACATTATTATTATTATACATTTCTATTATATTAATCTAAAAAAAAAAATATTTTTTTTTATATAGTATTATATTTTTAATATAAAATGAAACAAATTATATATTTTGATAATAACGGTACTACAAAGCAAAGTAATGAATCTATTAAAGAAATGACAAAATGGTTAAGTTTATATGGTAACCCATCTACAAATAATATATTATCTAAAAAATCAAATGAATTAATTAATTATAGTAAACAATATATATTAAACCATTGTGGTGTAAATAAAAAACAATATACTGTTATTTTTACAAGCGGTGGTTCAGAATCAAATAGTTTTATTATAAGATCTACAACCATTTCATATAAAAGATTAACTAATAAAAAACCACACGTTATAATATCAGCTATTGAACATAATTCAATTATAGATTGTTGCGAAAGTTTAAATAAATATAATTGTATAGAATTAACAAAAATTAAACCAAATGTGTTTGGTATTATAGATCCTAAAGAAGTTGAAAAACATATTAAATCAAACACTTGTTTAATTAGTATTATGTTTGCCAACAATGAAATTGGATCAATTAATAATATTAAAGAAATTGGAAGAATTGCACATAAAAATAAAATACCAATGCATACAGATGCTATACAAATATTCGGAAAACAAAAAATTAATTTAAAAGAAAACAATATTGATGCAATTTCTGTATCGTTTCATAAATTTTATTCACCAACTGGTATTGGAATGATTATTATTAATAATGAATTAATTAATGGATATGAATTAGAAAGTATAATTAATGGTTCACAACAAGGTGGATTAAGAGGTGGTACAGAATCTGTACCACATATAGCTGGTGCTTTATGTGGACTGCAGACAAATTTTATTAATAGAAATAATAAAAATAAAAAATTATTAGAATTTAGAAATAAATGTATAGATGGTATAAATAAATATATTACGATTACATATTTAGATAAATATTTATTAAAAATTGACGATTATAAAACTAAACATGACATGTTGATAGTTTTATATGGACCACATAGAAATAAAACAGATTTATATTTACCAAATACTATATTATTATCTGTAGTTTCACATAAAAAGAAATTTTGTAATGTATTATTAAAAAAAGAATTGGAAAAGTATGGTATTATAATATCTATTGGTTCTGCGTGTAATACTAAAAATAAAGATTCATCCCATGTTATACACAATTTAAATGTTACAGATGACATAAAAAGGGGAACTATACGTATATCATTTGGTGATTATAATAAAGATAAAGAAATTAATTTGTTTATAAAAACATTAATTGTATGTATTAATAAACAAATACCATTAATTAAATATATTAAAGATTTAACTAACCAAAATCTTAATAAATTAACGAAAAAAATAAAAAAAAATGTACACTTTCAAGAACCAATTCAATCTATTTTTATAAAATCAAAAAAATCAAAAAAAAAGAAACCTAAAAGTATTTTGAAAAAAAAATAAATATAAAATTAATATGTATATTTTTATGTTTTTTATGTTTTTTATGTTTTTTTTATGTATGTTTATGTATATTTATGTATAATTACAATTTAGCTTTTAATTCCTTAGCCTTTGCTGCCTTTGTTGCCTTTTCAACTATGACTTGACTCATTACTCCAGTTACTTCTTCAGCTAAACTTGAAACATATTCAACATCAACTCCATTATCAATTAACATAATTTGAAATATAGAACTGAAAATATCCTTTGTAATTGTCTTATTGTGAATAGTATTCACAATTATAGTCAAAACTGCAACAACTCGATCCAAAATATCCAAAACAATATTAGAACAATATGTACAATATGTCTTACTAATCTTAATGTTACTGTAATCTTCATTAGTTGATTTTAACTTATTTACAATCTTTCGAACGTGAAATTCAAAATTAATAGTAGTATCATCATGTAGTTCAGATTCAGATTCAACCACTGGTGTTTCTTCACTTGTTTCTTCACTTGGTGGTGCATTTAGTAATTCCAATTGACGTAAATATGTTTGAGATTTAGAATATAATGAATATAAACGACCTTCAGTATTACCATTAGTAACACTAAATTCCGGAACAATAGTTGACTTCTTACTTAACAATACATTCTTAATTGTCAATTCAGTAATTTCCATAATAACTCGATCTAACATAATAGATACAACTTGGAATGAATCATTACTAAACTTATATTTAAGTTTAGAAATAGCAAATCCTGCAATTTCATATGCAGATAATTCTGACAACTTCTTAAAAGATGGTTTATCTTCTTCTTTCTTTCCATCTTCTACCCACTTCTTTTCAACACTTGTTTCAATACTTTCACGAGTTTCCATATATTTACCAATAGTTTCCATATGACTTTCAGATAATACTGTAGATAACTCTGTTCCACTCTTTTCTGCTTCACTAACAATAGTTAGAACTTCTTCAATAGAACGATTCATCTTAATCTTATTAATATAATTACGTACTCGTGGTACTGGAATATATATCAATTCTTCAACAAATTTAACAACCTTCTTAGTAGCTGGTCGTTCTACAATCACATCTGTACTTACACTTGTAGATGACTTTACTTTCTTCATACTTTTACCTTTACTTTTACCTGTATCGGTTACGTTAGTATCAACTACTACACCATCTATAACCTTTGACTTTTTAGTCTTTTTAGTCTTCTTTACCTTAATTGGTTCACTGATTACACTTACTGCTTGTTGTACACTTTCCATTTTTATTATATTATTATATTTGTTATGTAATATAATTCAATTTTTTTTGTATATATATAAATATATACAGAGTATATATTTAGATTAAAATTCAATTTTTTATAAATATATAGCAAATTAATTATTTTTTATTTAAAAAAAAAATATAATCATTTATCTATATAATTATTTTATTTTTTTTTATCTAATTCTTTAAATTTTGCTATATAGTCAACCTTTGGTGATTCGTCATTATCTTCCAATTTAGTTTCTTCTTCTAATTCATCTAAATTATCTAAATCCTTGTCTATAACATTTGAAACAATATCTAAATTTGGAATATTAAATTCATCTTCTTCATCTTCCTCCTCTTTAATTTCTTCTATTGTTGCACTATCATGGTTATATAATGACAAATCATGGTTATTATTTATAATGTAATCAATATATTCACCAGTTGGTGTTGAAGTATTATAAATTTGTTCTTTTTCTGTATAATTGTCAATTTCATTTGAAATAGTATGTAATTTATTATTAATATCAATTACATCTTCTTCTACTACTTCTTCAACTTTTTCTTCTTCAACTTCTTCTTCAATTTCTTCTTCATCTTCCGAAATATCAGAATCATATTCTGTATCAATTACAAATTTAGAAATATCTTTAATTTTTTTATCTTTTTCTTCTTGTAATTTTTTATCATTCTCATTATTTATTTTCTGCTTCTTTTTTTCATTATCTGATATATATTTTTTATATAATATATATATCCCAAGAATTAGTATAATAATAATTATAAATGTTAAAATATGATATTTATATGTACTAAATATACTAAAAATATCAATATGCATTTTAGATGCAACTGGTGTGACAGTTTGTATTACATCAGTAGGTTGTAAATCATTTATAGATTCACTAGAATCTGATTTATTTAAATGTGGATTGTTTTCAGATGATGTAAATTTCATACTATTATCTATATGGGAAGAACGTGGTATTACGTCAATGATATTTTTCATATTTTATATTAAAAAATATAATATATTTTTCTATTATTTTTAATAAATATAATATATAAGTATTATATATTTAAATTAATATAGAATAATATATATTAATAAAAAAATTAATATGGATAATGATAATACGTTAAATAAATTAATTAAACATAATTTAAATATAATTAAATCTATAATAAAAATATATCATAATTTTTTACCATCATTAGAAATACTATTAGTAAATGATAATGTTTTATATTCTAATATCTTTGATTTAATTAAAAATAAAAATGTTGAATTATTATTAGAAAAAATAAATGAAATATCAGTAGATATTAATAATATAAATACAATTTCATCTGATGTTGATAATTATATATTATTTACATTTAATATATATAAACATTTTAATACATTAAATATTATATTAGAATTATATATATATTATATAGATTTTGATATATTTACAGATATTAAAGTAGATATTAGCAATACACAAAAAAATAATATAAACACCAATAAAAATCAAATATTAAAAGAATATAATGTATATAAAAATATATACAATAAAAATAATATTTTAATTAATACACATATTCATGATATATTATTAAATAATTATATTTCAGTAGACGTAGAAAATGTATTAAAATTATATAAAGAAATTAATAATATATATAATAATTCATTTATATATATAAATTTAAATAAAGATGTTATATATACAAAAAATGATAATTATTATTTAATTTTTGATATTTTAAATAATACTATAAATTCTAGCGATAATAAAAATTATAAGATTAATAATTTAGTTATAGATTTGTATATAATTTGTATACAATTTATATATAATTCTATTAATAATGAAGATATAATTTTATATATAAATGATATTACAGAAAATGATAAAAATAACATTTTATTGTTTAATAATAAAATAAGTAAATCTAAAATTATATCTAATAAAAATTATAATATAGTAAAATATGAAAATTTACAAACATATAACTTGAAACCAATTTCTTTATATAAAAATAATTTAGAATTATTTAATATTTATGATATAATCTATAAATTATTAGATATTAAATTAAGTAAATTACTTAATTTAATAAAAGGAAAAACAAATATAGATAATATATGTAAAGAATTGTATAATATATGTAAAATTTATACTAATAAGATTAATATAAATTTTTCTATTATTATTATGTATAAAAATGGTAATCTAATTAACTATGATCTAAATAATCTAATAAATAAAGAATTAGATATTAATACAGAAAATGGTATAAATTCTAAATTTATTAAAAAGAATAATATGATACATAATTTAAATAAAAATACAAATACCAAAAATAATAACATGTATCTGATAAATTATAATGAAGATAATGATAATAATATTTTAGTATTAGATACTATAGATTTTATAAATTATAGAATATTAACTAATAAAAATATTATAAAAAATATACATACAAATTTGGAAAATGATATAAATATAAAAAATATAGTATTAAATAATATAGATGTATATAATTTAATTAATTATACAAAATCTAATAGAATAGAATACTATAATAAAATAATAGAAAATAAAATATTAAAAAAAGTAAACCCGTCACCTATTGGTGATTTTTATAATAGCATTAATAGTAATTTTGATATATTTGATGATGAAACAATTTATAACAAATTAACTAATAAAATATTGGCAAATTTAATGAATCACGTTAATAAACATATTAAAAAACATCCATATAAAGATAGTGTAGAAAAAGATATTTATATATCTAACATTCTATTTAATAATAATGATATATCAAATGTATTTATAAGTTCACTATATGAATTTTATTTTTCATTATCAACTAAAATTGATGAATCTTATTTAACATATGTTTCAATATTAGATTATATTATTAATAAATTTAAAAAAGATATTTTTGATAACTTTAATGGTAATGTATATAGATTAATTGAAGAAAACCTGAGTGTAAATGATATAATTAGAGATATAATAGAATTGTCTATTAATAATATTATTAATACTAAAAATCATATTTATGATATGATGATAGAAAAAGAACAAATTATTCTAGCTTTTAATAAAAAATAATAAAAAAAATAAGTTTATTTTTTTATTAATTGTTAATTATTAATTATTTTTCAACAATTTAAATTATTTACTTGCGAGATTTGCGAGATCGACGTTTAGATTTCTTAGATTTCTTAGATTTCTTAGACTTCTTAGACTTACGTCTTTTACCTCCGGCCACAACTTTGCCACCTCGGGAACCGCCTCGAGATTTCCCCCCTTTTTTACTCGTTCGACGTCGTCGTCGTTTACCTCCTGATACTGCTGATAGTGACATTTTTTTTTTACTAAAAAGTTATATTAATTATATATTATACTAAATATAATATATGAGATAAAAAATATTTAATTAATATTAAATAAATAAAAATTAATTAAATAACTATTTGTATTTTAATAATTAATTAATATTTAAATATAACCATCGTAGTATATTATTTTTATATTAAAAATTGATTATGATTATATAATAATTATATAATTATTATAAATAATGATTTATATAAAAAATATAATGAATATTTATAATTTAAAATGTATTAATTCTATTAATAATACTTTATTTAAAGATAATAAAATTAATATTAATAAATTTAATAATAACAATGTTATTATTAATAATAACATTTTTAATAATATTATTAATTTAAGTTATAGTATTTATTTATATTATGATTCAAAATACCCATTTATTGAATTATTTGAATTAACTATTGATTTATATATTTCTAAACAAAATAATAAAAAATATAGAATTTGTATTAATCAAAATTGTTATAAACAAGCTGGTTATAATTATGAAAATGAAACAAAGAGATTATATTGTTCTATACATCAATTAAATAATATGTCTTGTGTGAAAAATTATAAAAAATGTATCGATTGTAAAAAAGTTCAGCCTACGTATAATATTATTGGTAGTTCCGTTCCTGAATATTGCTATAATTGTTCTTTAAAATATGATAATATGGTTGATATTAAACACGTTAAATGTTTAGAATCTAAGTGTACTACCCGACCTTCATTTAATTATATTGATTCAAAATTGCCTTTATATTGTGCTTCACATAAAAAAGAAAATATGGTTGATATGGTTTCTTCCATGTGTATAGAAGATGGGTGTATAAAAAATGCTTCTAATAATATTATAGGTGAAAAAAAAAGAGTATATTGTGTTGAACATAGTAAAAATAAAGACAATTTAATAAATAAATTACATAAATTTTGTATTAAATGTGGAAAATATGCAAATTTTAATTTATCAAGTAAATTAATACCTGAATATTGTAAATCATGTGCAAGTGATAATATGGTTGATGTTAGACATAAAAAGTGTAAAATATTAGATTGTAATACTCAAGTAAATACAAGATATAAAGGGTATTGTTTTCAATGTTATATTGATATATTTACAGAACATAAAATTGTAAGAAACTATAAAATAAAAGAAAAAAATATGACTGATTTTATCAAACAACAATTTTTAAATTTAAACATAACTATTGATAAACCTATAATTGGTGGAAGCTCCCAAAGAAGACCTGATGTATTTATTAAATTACATACCCATTGTATTATTGTAGAATGTGATGAAGGGCAACATAATAGAGAAAAATATTTAAATGATTATGAATATCGAAATAATTTATTAATTAAAGATGCTAATTGTGATAATATTGTATTTATTAGATATAACCCCGATGTTTATATTAATAAAGATAACAAAAAAGTATTATCTTGTTTTAAATTAACAAGAAATACTGGTAAAATAGATGTAAGAAGTGAAAAAGAACTTTATTATAGATTAAACACATTAAAAGAAACTATTGAATATTATTTAAATTTTGAAAATATCAAAGATAAAATTAAAATTATTAAATTATTTTATGATAATATTTAATTAAATATTAAATATTAAAAAATATAATTATATAATTATATAATTATATAATTAAATTATAAAAAAATAAATATTTAAATTTTATAAAAAACAATGAATTCTAAACTCGGATCTAAAGGGCAAGAAATAACAAAAAAACGCAAGCCAGGTAGGCCGCCATTACGCATTAAAAAGGAACAAATTGAAAGGAAAGGTGTTGTACTAGAACCATTAAAAAAAGAAAACATTGTTGAATTAATATACGATCTTCCTATTATTTTTAAAAAGATTTTTAATTTCTTGAAATTAATGGAGGTTAAAGAAGTTAAAATGAAATTTATGGAAGATTGTGTGAAATTAACTTGTATCGATCATTTAGAAAAAAATGTGATAAATTTACATATTGATTGTTCTAAAATGAATCATTATTATTGTAAAAATCAAATCGTAGTTGTATTAGATTCAAAAAATGTTGAAAAAGTGTTAAAAAAAATAGATAAAACTTATAGTACAATTACTATAATTTCAAAAATTGATACTTATAGAAGTGAAATTATGATTAATTTTTCAAATGCAGATATTGATATTGATGAAATTCATGTTATTAACTTAATGGAAAGTAATTTTATGGATGATACTAAATATGAATTAATTAATTTAGATTATGAAAAATATCCAATAAAATTTCAATTGCCTTTTAAAAATTTCAAAAAAATTATTAATGATATATCATCCTTTAGTAATGTTTTCAAAATAGAGAAAATTAAAGGAATACCATTGCAATTTCCCTATGATACAGATGGTAGGACTATTAAAGTTAATCATATCTTTAATAATGCTGAAAAAATTAAATTAGAATCTACTATTGGTGAAAATGACATTTTCTCTGTATCTACTTATATTGATTATGTTATAAAATTGAGTAATTCATTAATTAGTGAAAATATTAAAATTTACGTTGATAAAGAAGATGATATGGTTTTTAAAGTATTTGTTGATAATACTACTTTCGAGTTAACTATTTATACCAAAATAATAACATATAATTGATTTTATACTAATATTACTACATTTTTTTTGTAATTTATTTTATTATATATTTATATATTAATTTACCTACTAAAAATCCAATAAATGGTATAAATAAACTTATAGTTCCCCAGTATACATTTATACTAAATATGTTTTGTTTATTAAATAGTATTAATATAAATATATTAGATGACAAAATATGTATTGAATTTATACAATATCCAACATCATATCCAAATATAGCAAATAATACTGTAAAACATACGCTTAATATTATAGATTTACGATATTTAGTTTCATTTAAATGTAACACGTAAAAATAACATATACTATATATAATAGTTATAAATAATATTAAAAATATACTACTACCTATAGATGCGGTCTCATTCTTTTGTGATGAAAAGATTTTACCTAGTGTGATATCATCATTAATATTATCAATTTGATCATAATATAATCCATATATTGTTAAATTCGATAAAAATGATGTTACAAATTGTATTAATGAAAAAGATATTATATTTATTATATCTATTTTCCCAAATAAATATAATATAATAGTTAATATTGGATTAAATTGTAAATATTCAATTTCTATATGATTCATATTAGTTAATACAAATAATATTAATCCATAACATATAGATATAAATGTCCAATTCGTGTAAATTAAATTAGTATTTAATATAAACTGTGTTGATATTAAATTCATAAATAATATGTATAAATACATCAATAAAAAATGTATAATATATATTTTATTAATATTATTATATGGTTTCTTATCTTCTGAATCATTTTTTTGTTCAAAACTTAATTCTATCTCAGATATTTGACTATCGTTTAAACTATTATATGTTTCCCTTTTGTTTAAATTATAAGATGTTATTGGTGGTGTAATTGGTATTATACTGCTATTATCCATTGATATATCATCACAATAACTATTATATTGTGTGGTGTTAATATAATCTAATACTTTTATATTAGAATTGTTATTCACAGGTGTATTTGCATCTATATATTTATCTGCAATTTCTTCGTTATATGAATAATCTGAAAAAGCTAAACTTATATCTGAATCTCCATCATATATAGTTGTTCTGGGTGTTACATTTGCGATATCAGTTGTATATGAATCAATTGTATCCCTATAGTTTAAATTTTTTTTTTTAAACACCTTTGTATTATCATAAATATATACTAAATCTTTTACTTTTTTATTCATATTAAAAAAAAATTATATAATTTTTTATATATTATTATCTGTACATATATTAAAATTCAAATTGATATTTTCTTTTGCTTTCACTGCCAACTTATCGGCTATATATATACCTTCCTCAGAATCAGTAAAATCTTTTCTTTGTTTCTTTTTAGATTCTGGGTGCCCCTTTACATGGTTGAAAATAACGTTGATATTATTTTGTTTTAAGATATTATATGTATAATATATATATATCACTAAATCAATATTCTTCCGTTCATTGCATAAAACTTTGTTATTTTTTATCCAATTTTTCATCCATTTAGTTATTGCGTTAATCCACCATATAGAATCTGTATTAATAATTACATTATAATGTTTAGAATTAATCACATTGTTATTTATATACAAAAAATCATACTTGTCTGATGGATAAATATTATTTTCATCTAATAAATAATTGTTTAAATTATTTAAAATATCAACTTTATCTATTAATTGATATTTAATTATTAATAATGAATATAAAATTGCATATCCTTCACCTCTAATATTTGATGCCATATATTTTATAAACATGTCTGGATCATTTTTACTATTATCTTTTTTATTATATGCAAACATTACATTCGATATCTTTTTATAAAATTTATATTTTTTACCATCTATAAATTTATTAATATATATACCAAATCCAGCTATTGCGTGTGATTTTCCATTTCCAGAACATGCACCATCTGTATATATACTAATGTCGTATTTATTTATACATTGTATTACTGTATTGTTACCATTGTCAAAATTATGTAATTCATTAGATATTATATCGTCAAGGTTGAGTTCTACGCCTTTTACGTCTTTCATATTTTTTGATTGTATTTTTTGTATATATTTATTGTTTACATTTGTTACAATACGTTTAATTAAATCTTCTGATAATACTTCTTTACATTCATTTACTAAAATTTCTTGTAATCGTTTATCCATTTTAAAATTGAATATATATATAATTTATATATATATATATTCAATTTTAAAATAATAATAATATGAAGATTTCAATTGTTGTTTGTGTTGATGTAGATAATGGAATAAGTAAAAATGGCCAAATCCCTTGGAAATTTAAAAAAGATTTAAAATTGTTTAAAAATTTAACTGAAAAAAGTATTAATCCTATTGATAATATTGATAATAGTATTATTAAACCTAATGTTGTAATTATGGGAAGAAAAACTTATGAAGATATCCCTGAAAAATATAGACCTCTTTCTAATAGAATTAATATTATTCTAACATCTAATAAAGATTATAATAATGAAAATAGTAATATTATTGTAAAAACATCTATTATAGATATTTTACAATATTTACAAGAAAATAAAAAAGAATTTAATGAAGTATTTATTATTGGCGGAAGTTCAATTTATAAACAATTTTTAGATTTAAAAATTGTTAATACATTATATGTTACAAAGGTATATAATTCATTTTCATGTGATAACCATTTCTATAGTAAATTAATTGGTAGTAATAATATGTATACAAATAATGTACAATATAAATATTTTAAATCAATTAAATCAGATTCATTCTATGATAATGATTTATTATCAAATAATTCTATAGATGTACAAATACATATAAATCAATATGAATATGTTAATAAAGAAGAAACTAAATATTTAGATATGGTAAAAAAAATTTTAAAAAAAGGTGTGTATAACTTAGATAGAACTAATGTTGGAACTTTGTCTCTATTCGGCAAATCTTTTAAATATGATATTCGTAATTATAGGTTACCTTTGTTTACCCATAGAAAAATGTTTTCACGTGGTATAATCGAAGAACTATTATTCTTTATCTCTGGTAGTCCAGATACTAAAAAACTTGAAGAAAAAAATGTTAATATTTGGAAAGGTAATACTACTCGTGAATTTTTAGATTCACGTGGTTTAAAATTATTCAGAGAAGGAGAATATGGACCTTCATATGGATTTAATCTCAGACATTACAATAGTAATTATGAAGGCCCTGATGCTAATTACGATTGTAAAGGGTTTGACCAATTACAACATGTTATTAATTTAATTAAAACTAATCCTACTTCAAGAAGAATTTTATTTACTTATCATAATCCTTCTACTATGTTTAATATTCCATTGCCCGCTTGTCATATTTTATATATGTTTCATGTTGATACTGAAAAAGGTGAATTATCTTGTAGCTTCACTCAGAGATCGAGTGATTTTCTGTTAGCTGCAAATTTTAATATAATATCAGCCACTATATTAGTTTTCATGTTATGTAAATTAACAGGATATAAACCTGGCAAAATTATACATAATATTGGTAATATTCATATTTATATGAATCATATTGAAGAAGGAAAAAAAATGTTAGATAATAAACCATTATGTTTTCCAATTTTACATATTGAAGATCCAAATAATGAAATTAAAACTATTGATGATTTTAAATACGAACATTTTAAAATATTATTATATGATTCTTATGGTAAATATACTTTTAAAATGGCTGTATAATAAAAAAAATATAAAATATTATTCTTCTACTACAAATGTTTCAAATGATAAAAATCCCTTTGTAAACATATCATGTACTTTATTTTTTTTTA